ATGATCAGGGCGTAGTCCAAATTGGCGTCGTTCAAACTGCTGCCGATCTTATTGCCACTTCCGACCCTGGCGACTTAATTATCAACAATGTCGATGGTAATGATATCAAGTTCGCCACTGCCGACACTCAACGAATGATCATCGACCAGGCCGGCAACGTCGGAATCGGCACGATGGATCCCCCGATTTACCTGCTTGAAATTAACGGGACAACTGATCACGGCGACACCACAACCTTCAAGAACGGCACCGCCGGAATGATTAGTTGGAACAATCCCGACCACTACTTCTTCATCCGCGGCGCAACCAATTTCGATCTAGGCCTCGGCGGCAATAATGATGAACAGCAAGTGTATATTTCCGGTTCAACTGGACACGTTGGCATTGGGACGACCACCCCCGGCACAATGTTACAGATAGAAAGCGCAGAGCCCTACCTCACACTCAAAAATAGCACCAACGAACATACCGATGGCGGCGCCGAGACTCGCATTATCTTCGAGGATCATAGCAATGCGGCCTTGGCTCAAATTCAAGCTAGCCACGATGGAGCCGCTGACGATACCAAAGGCGACCTGATCTTTTCGACCCACAACGGCACCTCGCTGGGGGAGAAAATGCGGATTGATTCCAATGGCGATGTTGGCATCGGAACTACTGCACCAGAGGCGGCGCTTCATGTACACAGCGGGGATCCCGGTGTTGCGCCACACGCCGGCGCCCTTGATTTTCTTATAGAAAGCAATGGCACTGTGGGGATGTCCATCCTTGGCGGCGCAGCCAACTCCGCTAGAATTTATTTTGGAAGCTCGGGCGGAAACCGCGACGGTAAAATTGACTATAATCTGAATGACGACATTATGCAATTCGGCACGGCCGACGCGACGCGAATGAGCCTTAGTGCCGATGGTTTAGACTTGGATTATGCCACTGCTACCGCCCCGGGCGCCGGGTGGAACCCAACTACCGGAAGCGTGGTTGGCGTTAGCAAGATTAATGGTGAGATTGTCACAACAATGCTCGTTGATGTGGGGAATCTTGCCGGTACCGGCTCTGCGAGTTCGATCCTCGGCGCCTTCGCCGGCGGCGCCGCATATCTCACGCAGATCACCACAGCGAAAAACGGCATCATTTATAAGGCAGAGGTGTCGTGTGTTAAGGCTCCCGCTAAGAACCCCACCGGCGGCAACGTTCCAGAGGACATCGACGTTGTTGTTAACGCGGACGGCACTTTAGGCTTCGGGCACACCGCGCACACCTCGGGATCGACTACGGTGGTCGCCCCCGGCGCGACTTGGACTGCAGGCCTGCGAAAAGAGTCGGCTGACATGGCGGACTTATCGCCCTTGGTTAATGGCTATGTGTACTTGACTAATGGCGGCGCAGGCTTCGATCAGCAGGGCTCCTATTTGGACGGCAAGTTCGTTATCAAGCTATACGGAGCCGACTTCTAGCCCCCATCCAGCACTATAATAATTTTATGCTTTTCCGAAAAATATAGACTATTTATTTTTGACGAAAAATACTATAATTTTAGGAGAGTACGTATATGTCATCTATGCTAGAACAAGCCATTGTAGACGCTGAGGCTTTGAAAGAGGCAGCAATGAAAAACGCTGAATCACTTATCATTGATAAGTACTCGGAAGAAGTGAAGAAGGCCGTGCAAAATCTTTTGGAGCAGGAAGAAGACGAAATGGCCCTCGATGCCGAAATTGAGGAGCCCGTCGACGATCTGCCCCCCGAAGATGACGTTAGCGACGTCGCTGGCGACGTTCCGCCCGCTCACTCAGTTGGCGGTTCTGGCGATGATGAAGTAGGCGCTCTCCGTGACGCAGTTGATACTGCCGAAGATGCTCTTGAAGACATATCTGACAAACTTGACGCACTTGAGAATGTTGCCGATGCTGGTTCCGATTCTGACGTCGAGATCGATTTACATCAGCTTCGTGCTGAGTTAGAGGGTGAGGATGATCTTGATCCCAACGACATGGTCGACCGTGAAGAGGTTGCTGCCGATCTGGAAGAGGAGCCCCCATTGGAGGAGGCTATCGAAGAGTTCGACATTGATCCCGAAATGCTTGAAGCCATTGTACAGGAGTTACGCGTGGACATCGATCCCAAGGCCGACGGATGGCTGAACTCCTCAGACGAGAAGCTCCATCACGCTGCCGAGCAAAAGCTTGCCGCAGCCCAGGACGATGCCGTTGCTGAGGAGAACGAAGAACTCCGAAAGGCAATGAAGAGCGTTCAACTGGAAAACAAGAATCTAGAGACACAAAACAACACTACACAAGAAAAAAATAAGAAATTAGAGCAAACAATTATGCATCTCAAAGAGAAGTTTGATGAAATAAACCTCTCGAATGCTAGATTGCTGTATACTAATAAGGTTTTGAACAGCGCCTCCTTAAATGAGCGACAAAAAAATAAGATTGTCGATGCTATTTCCAAGGCCGATACTATCGAAGAAGCGAAAGTTATTTATGAAACACTCGAAAGCGCAACGGGCGAAACCCAAACAAGGGCTATGCCAAAATCGTTGAGTGAGATGGTTCAACGTAGTAGCTCTTCGATGTTGGTTTCTCGCAACAGAAAACGAGAAGAAACAATTTCTGAATCTTTCTCTGATCGAATGCAGAAATTAGCTGGAATAAAGTAAGATAAAAGATATTAAGGAGGAAATACACAATGTCTATTCTTAACAAATTGACAGAAGGTATTGTGAATCGTGATTTACAAAAGGAAGGTGCCGCTCTTCGTTCGAAGTGGGAGCGCACTGGCCTTCTGGAGGGTCTCGGTGACGAGCGCACAAAGGACAGCATGTCTGTTCTGCTTGAGAACCAGGCCAAGGAACTACTTCGTGAAGCTAGCGCTATGGCTAGCGGTGATGTCGAGGGCTTTGCTGCCGTCGCATTCCCAATCGTCCGCCGTGTTTTCGGTGGTCTAATCGCTAATGACCTCGTTTCGGTACAGCCAATGAGCTTGCCTTCGGGTCTCATTTTCTTCCTGGACTTCCAGGCGGATCCCCGCGTCGCTCAGCGCCTAGGTATGGATCGTAATGATTCCCTCTTCGGCGGCGGCGTTGTCGGCCAGCAACTTACTGGTGGTGTCGACTTGGGCGGCGTTAACGCTGAGAAGAGCTTCTATGCTCTTAACAATGGTTACTCCTCCCCAACGGGCAGCATGACCGCGACAGTCAACGTTATCGCATCCGGTACGTTCGGCGGCTCCGGTCTCCCAGCCGCCATCGGCGCTGGCCTTACGCAGGATCAGTTTAACCGCATCCTGCGCTATGATGCTGACTTGACGTCGGGTACGTCTACTGCTGCTATCGGTACTCTGGCTTTGACCGGTACCGCCGCTCAGTTGGCCGGCCTCAACAAGGACGACCTTGTCGCACTCACCATTCTTGATGGTACACTGGACGCCAACGGTCCCCAGCTTCGTCGTCTGACGCAGTTCTCTGGTACGGACGCCGGCCTTTTGAAGGCAGGTGAGCCCAAGAACACTGCGCTGATCATTGTTGCTGACGCCGATGGTAACCTCACTGCTGATGAGCTTGAGGCTGACCTCAACGCTAACCACACAGTCGGCTTCCCAGTTAAGGACGAGTTTGGTAATGTTTCTCGTTCTGGCGCCGAAGGTGCTGTCGTTGGTGCAACCCCGTGGAACTTGGAGAACGAGACTGAGATTCCTGAGATCGACATCAAGGTCGATTCTGTGAGTGTCACGGCCGTCACCAAGAAGCTCAAGGCCAAGTGGACACCTGAGTTAGGTCAGGACCTTAACGCCTACCACAACCTCGACGCTGAGGTGGAGCTTACTTCGATTCTCTCCGAGCAGATTGCTCTTGAGATCGACCGCGAGATCCTTGAGGATCTCATCAAGGGCGCCCGCGCGGGCACCTTCTACTGGAGCCGTTCCCCCGGCCTGTTCGTTAACCGCGAGACAGGTGCCGAGATCGGTGCCAACACTCAGGCCCCCGACTTCACGGGTACTGTGAGTGAGTGGTATGAGACTCTGATCGAGACAGTCAATGACATCTCGGCTCAGATTCACCGCAAGACGCTCCGCGGCGGCGCGAACTTCATCGTTTGCTCCCCCGAGGTTGCTTCCGTGCTTGAGATGACCGCTGGTTATCGTGCCAATGTGACCGTCGATTCCGATCGCGGTACCGTCGGTGCGGTGAAGGTTGGCAACCTCTCGAAGAAGTGGGATGTTATGGTTGACCCTTACTTCCCACGTAACGTCGTTCTGGTTGGCCGTAAGGGCAATAGCTTCCTTGAGAGTGGCTATGTGTACGCTCCTTACGTACCTCTCCAGGTGACTCCCACGATCTTCGGTGTTGAGGACTTCGTGCCCCGTAAGGGCGTGATGACCCGCTACGCCAAGAAGATGGTCCGACCCGATATGTACGGTCTGGTTGTCGTTCGTGGTCTGCTTGGTGAGGATGGCGCTTAAGCCATAGCTTAAAAAGCAAAACCGAAGCCCCGTTCTCTTAGCTGAGGGCGGGGCTTTTTTTATTAAAAATGAGATTATGACCATTGGAAACTACTTACCATTAGTCATAGGAGTTTTTAATGCATGGCGATACCAACATTAAGACCAAGTAGTCAAGTAAGCAAGTCAATTTTAACGTCTACTGGCTCCCACGCAGACGTGGTCGGGAGCCTACCCTTTGGAATATACACGTCCAACGCCTTTGTATCTGGCGCCGTTGATCAGGTGGCATACACCTACAACAAGCTTGGTGGTGAAGTATTAGACATTGAATTAAAGACTTCCCAAGTATACGCTGCCTACGAAGAGGCAGTTTTAGAATATTCCTATATTGTTAACATCCATCAGGCCAAGAACTCCATTGGTAGTTTGCTTGGAGCGCCCACCGGGTCTTTCGATCAGGACGGGCAGTTGGAAGCTGGCCATGCACTTTCTGGCTCAAACTTGGCCCTCAGGTATCCCAAGTTTAAGTTCGGATATGCTCAAAGAGTTTCCGATTCCTCAATCGCCCAAGTTGGCCTAGGCCCAAATGACACGCTATATTCGGCTTCTTTTGATATTTCCAGTGGAAATCAGGATTATGATTTGCAGGCGATTATCTCAGGAAGCTCCAACACAAACGAGGATAACGGAACGGGCAATACAGTTAAATTTGCTGGCTTGGTCGGAGATAAAAAGATTTTAATTAAAAGAGTTTATTACAAAACAGCGCGCGCCATGTGGAGGTTCTTTGGTTATTATGGTGGTATCAACGTTTTAGGGAATCTCACCACTTATGGCCAGTACGCTGATGATTCTACGTTTCAGGTTGTTCCTGTTTGGCAAAATAAACAACAGGCAATGGCGTACGAGGATGCAATTTATACCAGAATCTCTCATTATTCGTACGAGATTTCAAACAACAAGATAAGGCTTTACCCACCTCCACCAGAATCAGACCCTGGGTTCGATACGATGTGGATAGACTTTGTAATTCCACAAGATGCATGGGAATCCGATTCCGGAGTTGATGATGGAACTGAAGGCATCAACAACATGAATACTCTGCCCTTTGAGAATGTTCCGTATAACAACATTAACAGCATTGGCAAGCAGTGGATTCGCAGATTCGCCCTCGCCTTGTCAAAGGAGACCTTGGGACAGATCCGCGGCAAGTTTACGACCATACCCATTCCAGGTGAGTCAGTCACTCTGAATGCTGACGCACTAATAACCCAGGCAAAGGAAGAGCAAACGGCTCTGAGAGATGAGCTGAAGGCAACGTTGGATGAAATGACCTATAAACAACTCGTGGAAGATACTGCGGCAATTTCCGAGAATACGATCATTGTTAACAAAGACATTCCAGTTCTTTCAATATACGCGGGGTAACAGAGTATGGCAAACGAATGGTCACAGCCTGGTAACCCCCCTCCTCCTCTTTTTTTAGGAAAGAAGGAAAGAGACCTAGTAAAGCAAGTTAATGACGAACTTATTGAGAGAGTCATCGGGCAGCCCATACTTTATTTTCCAATTGACTTATCTCGCACAAACTTCCATTCACTGTATGGGGAGGCAATAAGGAAGACCTTTTTGCCCCCTATCCGTGTATACGCCCTCGTTGATTGGGAAGGGCAGACAACTCAAACGGGCCGCTATGGCGTTGACAAGAGATCCTCTTTGACTGTGCATTTCCATAAAAGAAGACTGACTGAGGATCAAGATCTTTTTGTGAGAGAGGGCGATTTTATTCAGTTCGATAAACTTTACTATGAGATTGCTACCCTCAACGAGCCACGACTCTTGTTTGGGCAAGAGAACCACAAGCTTGAAATAAGCGCAAAATGCATAAGAGCCAGAGAGGAGGTGTTCAATGCCAAGTAAGAAGCCCCGGTATTTCTCTACGAGGAACAAGACGCAGAAAGATTATTCTTACACTGATGTGGAAGATACTTCCATTATTAAAGAGGTGATACCATTTCAGGAATCCACCCTAGAAACGATCGATACAGCGATGTTCCGGTGGATAGACGAGGAGATGAATGTTTCCGCAAGAGGCAACACAGGGTTTAAGAAAGTTCCAGTATTATGGGTTTCTGCCGAAAGAGCTTACCAGATTAAGAAAGATAAGGGATTGAGAGACCAGGATGGTACTCTTATTTTCCCCTTGATAACTGTTGAAAGGACGAGTGTTGTAAAGAGTCTTAGTAAGAAAGGGGCAATCTTCAATTCTTTTGCCGTCAACGATGTTCGCGGCGGATCTATAACAATTGCAAGACAAATTAATCAAGATAAGACTTCTAATTTTGCAAACGCTGATGCATACAAGAAGCGGGGCACGCCAGAGAGTCCTGATTCGGGCATCAATCAAAGGAATTTTCCTCGTAAAAATAAGAAAGTTGTTTACGAAACCATTACAATTCCGGTCCCGGTTTATTTGGACATCCAATACGACATCTACGTTAGGACTGAATACCAACAGCAAATGAACGAAATTATAGCCCCATTTCTCGTTAAGACGGGTAGTCTAAGCTACTTCCACATTTACAACGAAGGTCACGGCTTTGAAGCATTCATACAAGAAGACTATGCTCAGGAAAACAACGTTTCTTCGCTGGATGAGGAAGAGAGACAATACCAGACCAAGATAACCATCAAGGTTCTGGGGTATGTTATTGGTGCTGACACCAACCAAGAACAACCAAGGATAGTAAGGCGCCAAAACGCTGTTGAAGTCAAGATCCCTCGCGAGAGGGTAATCGTTGGTGACATCCCCGATCATATTGATAAGAGGGGGTTTTATCGGGATTAATTTTTCTTCTTTTCACAGTAACCCGCACTATTTATAGAAGAAATAAATACACTTATGTAAGGAGAATTTATTAGCATGGCAAGAAAGTTTAAGTTTATATCCCCTGGAATTTTTCTCCGTGAAGTAGACGAATCCGTTCTGCCCGACGAGCCCGGCGCCGTTGGCCCTGTAATCATCGGAAGGACGCGAAAGGGACCCTCTTTCATACCTACAAAGGTTAGGTCTTATTCGGAGTTTGTTGAGGTCTTTGGTACGCCCGTCGCTGGTATTGAGACCAACGGCGACGTTTGGCGTTCGGCCGAAGCCGGCACGGCTCCGACTTATGCTTCTTTTGCCGCACAAGCGTGGCTAACGAACAACTCTCCTTGCACTGTTATTCGCCTTGCGGGCGCACAAAATCCTAGCGCCACGGACGCCGGCAAAGCTGGCTGGAAGACAGCCGGCTCCGCCTCGACCACTCTTGCAGATAACGGCGGCGCCTACGGTCTGTTCATTTGGAATTCTGGTAGTGCAAATGCTAACGATACGGTTAGTACAGGCACTCTCGCTGCTGTGTGGTACTTGGAGTCGGGCGCGATAACGCTAAGTGGTACCACATCGACCATCAGCGCCTCGGCCGCCGGCGTCGCGACGTCTTCTGCCGGCGACTTAATTGTTTCAACTGGCAATCAGACAACTGGCGGCCAATGGAAGGTGGATATTCGTAACGCCGCTGGCACTGTAACAGAAACCAAATCTTTTGGATTTAATAAGCAGAACGGCTCATTCATCCGTTCCGTCTTTAATACAAACCCGGTCACGACAAACACCACTTTGACAACGACAACAAAGTCCTACTGGCTTGGCGAGACTTTCGAGTCCAACATTCTTCGGTCTACCACCCTGTCACAGTCAAATGGCACCTTGATTGGTGCTGTGCTGGCCCTCAAGGACGGTACGGGCGATGGGTCGGTTTTCCAGAATGAGGTTACTCAAGCAGAGAGTGGCTGGGTTATTTCACAGGATACCAGTGATGATACAGCCGCCTACGAGCCCGGCAACATGCAAAAGCTCTTCAAGATTAAGAGCCGCCCTTCCGGAGGCGAGTGGGATCAGGCAAGTATTAAGATTTCTATTAAGAACATCAAGTACAACCTCGATACTGAGCTAGAGCCGTACGGCTCGTTCACCGTGGAAGTCCGCCGCGTATCCGACAACGACCAAGAGGTGGAGGTGCTGGAATCCTTTGGCAACCTAGACCTAAATCCAAACTCTCTCAACTACGTTGGTAGAATGATTGGAGACAAGGACATTGTTTGGGATTACGATAAGAGAAGGTTCACAGAGGTTGGCAATTATCCGAACCGCTCTCGTTACATTACAGTAGAGATGCACCCGGATGTTGATGACGGAGACGCTGACCCAATGCTGCTTCCTTTCGGGTTCTTCGGTCCACCGAGGTTTAAGAGCGCAACATTGACTGCGAATTCGAACGCCGCCGGCGACGACCCCGCCGGTCTTACGTTTATCACGGCCGGCAGTGCGAGCATTCCGCTTGCTCCGGCCAACATCGGTGCGCCAGGGGCGTTCCTATCGCAGACGGGAAGCCTCTCGCAGCTTAAGCTGCCTACCGTGTTCCCAAGCTTGGTCGACTGGGTGAGGGTTAGCGCATCTGCCGGATTTGGCACCAATGCAGCCGGCGAAACCCTGGCCAGCCCCAACGACATTAGGAACTCCTATTTTGGACTTCAGACGAATGGTGGCACCGACGCTGAGCCCGGCGCAACCCTTGGGTATGATAATGGTTATGTTGACTTGGTTCGCCAAAAGCCGACCGGCATTGATTCGTTCACTGCTGGAGGCAACACTGAGGCTTCGTTCGTCTTCAGCTTGGACAATGTCCGCGCACAGCTATCCCCCGCTTGGGATGGTACATACGACAAGTTGACCGACGCCGTTTGGATTGACGGCTCCAGAGCCGCCGGAACTTCCATGTCGGCTGTGTCGGCTAGCGCTGATAACTGGAAGACTGTTTTGGACATGGGCATCAACAAGTTTACAATGCCCCTGTTCGGAGGCACTGACGGTGTGGATGTTGCCGAGATGGACCCCTTCAACAATGCTTCGATCGGCGCTTCGGAGACAGTTTCTTACGAGTATAACTCGATCCGACGGGCCATCGACAGCGTCGCAGATCCCGAGAGCTTGGAGATGAATCTCCTGACAGCCCCCGGCGTCGACACAAACAGCCTTACGAAGCACATGATTGATGTCTGCGAAGGCCGCGGCGACGCCTTGGCCGTCATTGACTTGGTCGGTGGGTACACACCCCGTGCAGAGTCTAAGGATTCTCGCTCCGACCGAATCGGTAATGTGAGAACAGTTATTGACGAGATGAGGAGCCGCAAGCTCAACTCAAGTTATGGTTGCGCTTACTACCCCTGGGTACAGATCCTCGACAGCAACTCTGAGGCTGTCTTATGGATTCCGCCTTCGATTGCGGCACTTGGCACATTTGCTAGCTCTGAGACAGAGTCGGCTCTGTGGTTCGCTCCCGCCGGCTTTAACAGAGGTGGCCTAACGCAGGGCTCTTCTGGTCTGACGGTTATCAACACTGATGGCCACCTCACCGCAAGAGACCGCGATAACCTCTACGAGGTTAATGTTAACCCGATTGCGAAGTTCCCCGCTGAGGGCATCGTGATCTTCGGACAGAAGACTCTACAAATCAAGGCTTCTGCTCTAGATAGAATTAACGTCAGAAGGTTGCTTATTTTCCTCAAGAGAGAGATCAGCAAGATCGCTTCTGGCATCTTGTTCGAGCAGAATGTTAGCGCGACTTGGACTAAGTTCTCCGACAGTGCTAACCAGCTTCTTGAGGGTGTTAAGATTGGCGGCGGTTTGACTGACTACAAGGTGGTTTTGGACGAAACCACGACCACACCAGATTTGGTTGATAGAAACACTCTGTACGCCAAGGTTTTCTTGAAGCCTGCCCGTGCTATTGAATTCATCGCTCTCGACTTCATTATAACGAGAAGTGGGGCTTCTTTTGATGATTAAAATAGAAAAAGGAATGCTAAGACTAGTTAATAAGAATCGACAAGAGGAGAGATTATAAATGGCAACAGGTAACATTTGGGCCCAACCTAACGTAGATCCAAAGAGGTCGTTTAGGTGGCTATTGACGGTCGGAACCACCGGGATGCCTTCATGGGTTGTGACAAAGGTGTCTCAACCGAGCTTTGAGGTTTCCGAGCATGAGCACCAGTTCATTAATCACAAGTTCTATTACCCAGGCCGAGTTACTTGGTCGGATGTGAGCTTCACTCTTGTCGATCCCGTGTCGCCTGACGCTGCGTTAGAATTCCAGCAGCTCTTGTCAAAATCCGGATATGCTTTCCCGAACGATGGTGTTCTCGACCGGAACACTGACACTCCTTCGAAAGCCCGCGCAAGGAATGCCTTAGGGGTCATAACTTTGGAATTGTATGGAGAGTCCGATGCCTCGTCCGACGACATCAACCACGCCGCGGCCGGTACCAAGTTGGGATCTTGGAAGTTAAGCAATGGCTGGGTGAAGTCTGTGACTCACAGTGAGCTAAGCTATGAGTCTGAGGAGTTCGTCAATGCCGAGGTGACTGTCAGGTATGACTGGGCCCAGTACACACAGGTGGACGGCGGCCGCGCGGCAGCCCTCCGCGGCCGCGTAGTTAAGAGCGGGGCAAAAAAGCCGTAACTAAGGCCGACGCCTAACAAAGTACTTAACATACTTTACTCCTTTTATTATAATTATTAATAACACCCGAGGTTAATAATGAGTCCACGCAATAATGAAGCCCGCGTCTCTTCTGGAGATGCTGAGCCGGCTTCCACACCTGTGCCGCAAGCTCCGGCAACAGACCCTCTTTCGTTCGTAACACCAACAGAGTTTGTTGATCTTCCTTCGAAAGGGGAGTTTTACCCACAAGGTCACCCATTGCACATGCAAGACACGGTTGAGATTCGCTTTATGACGGCGAAGGATGAAGACATTCTGACTTCTCGAACATTGCTGAAGAAAGGCTTGGCAATCGAAAGGTTACTGCAAAACATCATCGTTAACAAGACGATCAAGCCGGCCGACTTGCTTATTGGGGATAGAAACGCAATCTTGGTCGCAGCCAGAGCTACTGGTTATGGCTCAGAGTATACAACCAACATAAACTGCCCATCTTGTGGACAGTTTGTTGAGTACACTTTCGATCTAGACCAGGCCGAGGTTAACCATCCTGCCGACCAGGAATCTAGCGACATCACTAGAACAGGTGATGGCACGTTTGTTATTCGCATTCCTAAGATGGGCCTGGATGTTGAGGCGAGACTCTTAACAGGGCGCGACGAGATGAACATGTCTAAGCTAGCTTCTTCCAAGAAGAAGAATAAGCTAGAAGACTCGCTGCTTACCGACCAGTTTAGACAATTCATTGTTTCAGTGAATGGGGAAACTGGCAGGGACATTATTAACTCTTTCATTGAGAACATGCCCGCTTATGATTCCCGCTTTCTGCGGCACCACTACCAGGCAGTTGTCCCAAACGTCGATTTGACACAAAACTTTGAATGCTCCAATTGTGAACTGGAACAAAAAATGGAGGTTCCGTTCACAGCGGACTTCTTTTGGGTTAAGTGACGATTATATCAGGGGTGTTTACGAAGAGTTCTTTCTTCTAAAGTATCACGGTAATTGGGATTTCACTGAAGCATACAACCTCCCTGTTGTTATTCGTAGGTGGTTTCTGGAAAGGTTGCGACAACAAATCCAGGACGAAAACGAACAAGAAAAGGAAGCAATCAAGAAAGCGAGCGGCCGCAGATAATTCTGCCTCTTGCGCATGCGCTTCTTCTACATTTATTTTTATAAATACTAATTATTTCGAAGCTTTGTATATAAGGTGTTTTGGAGACCTGTACTTATGGACGATACTAACAAGGATTTGGCACCAATCGAAATTGACCTAAGTGTCGCCAAGAAAGGCGAGATTAATGAAGATTACCTGGGTCAGTTCGGAGCAGCAGTCGGTATGTTGCTTAAGGCGATAACTCAAGGGTATGAGGTTCCAGTTAGTGTTCGCGGTAGAGATACCGATGTCAGAAAGTTTGTCAGAGCACTCAGTGGAGAAAAGAAATACATGTCCGACTTTAACCGGCATGGCCTCAATCACGAATCAACTTATGCTAGCAAGTACAAGTTAGATAGGGCCGTGAGAGATTTTGAAAGATCCACAGGCTTGAAGTGGCCCTTTAAATAGGAAACTAGCTTATGGCTGATGGCGATAACAACAATAACGATCCCGGCACGCTCGACCCAGAGTCCGCCGCAGCCCTCAAAGACATCCTCGAATTAGCGAAAAAGACAACAGAAGAGAGAGCAAAAGAGCTAAAGATAAAAATCGAAGGCTTGAAGGTCGAGAAGGAAGCGGCGGAGGGTGCTAACGAGAAGTTAAGAGCGTCTTTTTTATCTAATGAACAGAGGCGACTAGAGGTCGAACTCGGGGAAAAGCTCCTCGACATTGAAAGAAAGAAAGTCCAAACTCAAGCTGAAGGCGATAAGCTGGGGATCAAGGAACTAGTCAAGCTTGAGAAAGGTCTAAAACTACAAAAAGAAGCTGTCCGTGCAGTCGAGGCTGCAGGCGCCCAGACTAGAAACATGGTCAAAGCCTTAACTGGCGTCGGTGACCAGTGGAAGGAGACGCTCGTCGGTGGCTTTACCGTGGCTGGAATAAGTGCTGACGGCGCCACAGACAGAATGAGGCAATTCACGGGTGCGTTATCGGACGCAACCAACTCCATGAACATCTTTGGCTCAATGCTCCAGAAGGTTGGGCAGTCCATGGTCCTACTAGCCCGCGAGCAGGATGAGGCAATTGCATCATTCAACAAAGCAACTTCGACAATGGGCGAATACAGTGAACAGTTGGTTGGCATTGAAAGAGATCACATTGGGCTTGGTATCAGCACACAAGAGGCCGGCGCAGCATTCGGAGCACTCCTCACAAACGTGACAACGTTTCGAGACGCTGCTCCTAGCTTGCAGACGAGATTGGCCAACACTGCTGCTCGAATGCAAGAGCTGGGTGTTTCGGTTCAATTGACTGCGCAGACCATGGAAAATGCCATGCTGGTCTTGGGGATGACCGAAGAGCAGTCAATGGGATTGACGAGTTCCCTTGCTGATATGGCCATCCAAATGAGCTTACCAATTGAGCAGGTCACGGAAAATTTCAACGCCGCAATGCCAGTCTTGGCCAAGTTTGGGAAAGATGCTCCTGACATCTTTAAGAAAGTTCAAGTCGCTTCCCGCTCCTTAGGTGTCGAGGTTGGACAATTGCTTCAAACAATGGGGCAGTTTGATACATTTGAAGGCGCCGCGCAAGCTGCCGGCAAACTCAACACAATACTTGGCGGTGATTTACTCAACAGTACAGAGTTGCTGATGGCTGATGAGGCAGAGCGCCTCCGGATGGTGCGTGAGGCAATTGCTCTCTCTGGACGCCAGTTTGATGTAATGAACCGTTTCGAAAAGCTAGCAGTCGCTAACGCTCTTGGGGTCAGCGACATAGCGACTGCAACAAAGATGCTTACCGGGGACATGGATAGGTTTGGAGGCGCCCTTGGTGCTTCTGGCTTGACCAAGGAAGAGACTGAGGAAAGAATCAGAGCAACGCAGACTATTGTTGAAAAGTTGTCTCACACCTTTAGAATGTTCACTACATCGATGAGGGTGCCACTGGAGATGTTTCATTCTTTTATTAATTTTATCTTCAGGGCGAACGAGGCGATGTTTGGTCTTCTAGTTCCAGCGATCCTGGCCGTCTCCGGCGCGTTCGCTGTTAAAAAGGTCAAGGCCCTCAAGGCCGTCGCCCTCTCCGCACTGGAGATGACTCGCAACATCGCCACGGCCACAACTTCTATGGCCGCCATGAATACTCAGGCGAACATCACTGCAGGTAGCCTAGGAAGGCTCACTGCGGCACAGACCGTGGCCTCGCGAGCAGGCGGAGGCCGTGCAGGTGCCGAGGCCGCTTGGACAGCGCTGACTGCCGCCCCCTCGCCCCGGCCCACCGCCCCAGTGTCGCCCCTCGCACCTGCTGCGCCCGCAACCATTGGAAGAAGCACAGCCGCCCTCGCCAAGTTTGCCAAGGTCCTCACCCCGGTAGTGATCGCCACCGCCGGCCTAGGCGCCGGCGTGGCCATCGTGAACCAGATAGGGGAATCTTTTGACAGCGCTACGGCTCAGGCGCTCGGCCTCGTCGCGGGTCTTAGTGCAATCTGCGTCATTATAGGAAAGGTTGCAGCGCTCGCCAAAACCATGAGTATCGTGGCCGCTCTTGCCGCTCTTGGTCCTGTCGGTTGGGCCATCGGCGGCCTGGGATTGGGCCTCGCCGGAGCCGGAGCCTACAGTGTATTCAATTCAGGCCCTGATGATGATTTGCTTGGTGGGCCCACTGCAGTCGTGTCCCCCAGGCGCGCCAGCCCCGGGCCAAGCCCCTTCGACACGGACCGTCCCACCAGTTCTGACAAAATCCAAAGACTTCCAAGGGCCGCCGCAGCCGCCGCCCTCGGCGGATCCGCAACCGGCCGCGCCCTCGCCGCTCAGGATAGAGATAGGGATTTGCACGTGACCCTCCAGGTTAATGAAAGACAACTCGCGAAGACCACAATTGCCGCCGTCAACCGTGTGAAAAACGTTAGATCAGATTTCGTAGCAAGCTGAAGGAGATAAGTAATGGCAGATGTTACAACAGGATACGCTGACAAAAACAATCTGTGGATTTACATTCAGCACGTTCCATCTGGCAAGTCTGTGCGTTTTAAGGGGATGTTGAATTCCTTTTCTGACAATTTTGAATCCAATTGGAGCAGCGAGGAGGTTTATGGTAGGATGGATCCCATTGAGACTTTTCAAGGCACCAAGAGAATCATAGAGATGGAATGGGACGTTGTTTCATTTTCCTTGGAGGATGCCAAAGAGAATCTCGCCAGGGCAGGCAGGTTGGCTAATTTTCTTTACCCCGTTTATGGAGACTACGGTAACGCTAACTCTATTACAAGCGCTCCGATTCTTCGAATGAGGTTTTCTAATCTGGTTTCACAACCCACCGCCCACGGCGCGGAGGCCTCGAAAGGTGCCGCAGAAGGACTTGTTGGTCGCTTGGCGGGTTACAGATACACGCCCGATCTTGACTCTGGCGTGCACCTTCAAGACGGCAAGATGTATCCGCAGACAATCTCCATTCAGGCCACTTTTCATGTTTTCCACACTCATGATCTTGGGTGGAGATCTGCACCCGATGGCGAGGCCGAATTGCGAGCAGAGGGCTTCCCAGATGGCGCTGATCTTAACATAGGGGAGCCCGACCCTACCAATGTTAGCAACAACATAAAGGTCAGCGAGGCGCTCACGACCGCCGTGACGGGAGGTAGTTAACGGAGATGCCAATAACGAGATACGATAATAGAAAGATAGCCAGAAACGATAATGAACTTTATGAAGATTTCTTTATAAAAAGGAACATCAATTTCATAAAACAATACAGGACTGGTACATTAAAACACCCGACCACAGAACAAATAATGACCTTGGAAATGATCGGCCATGTTTGGAAGACGGGAGATAGGTTTTACAAGTTAGCTCAGCAGCACTATGGTGATCCAAGGCTTTGGTGGGTTATTGCTTGGTTCAATCAGACGCCCACAGAACATCACTTAAAGTTAGGCGATGGTTTACAGATCCCATTACCTCTCGAAAGAGTGCTTGGGATGCTGGGAGTATGAGGTAATACCAATGGTGATGCCTTTTACTCCCAGTCACGAACAACTCGAAGCCGCCAAGCGCCACGAAGCTGACATCGCAGCTAAGCGCTCCCTCTCCCGTCGCACCGCCGTTCAAAACTTTCTCCTCCAAAACTTGGAGTTTTTTGCGAATGAGAATAGTGGCATTGATTATGAAAGTATCAAGAGAGTCAAAACCAATGAACCGGCAGTTTTATTAAACAAACTGTTGAGGCGCTCCACAAGGGATGAGGTTGACCAATTTTTACAAATTAAACCGTACCAAATTGCCGCCCTTGTTCCAACCATTAGATTATTTTTGGTTTATTCTGGGAGTGACAAATCAAAAAAAGACAAAGTAGTTGAGCTGAAGTTTGAAGATAAGACCAATTCTGATATCGGATCTATCTCTGAAAGTCGCTTGGGCCGCGGCGATGGCGTTGGAATAAGAAGTTTTTCTGTGGAGACCCAGGGGACAAACCCGGCTGAGGGAGCCCTGGTTAAGTGTGACTTGGAGATCTTCTTTCAAAATATAGAAATGCTGGCCTCCCAGTCAATACAAGAGGACCCCTCACACCATGACTACATAGAGTTGATTTTAAGAAGAACGAAGAACCCGGCTAAAACACACGATAGTAGAGGAGATGAAATTCCCTACTCTAGAATAACAAATCGTTTTGGTTTCAGGTTGATGGCACAAGTCGGCTGGGCAGTTCCAGAGGGGAAGCTTGTTGATAAAAAGTTGAAAGATGTTTTAAGGGAAAGTCAAGAATTTATTTATCTACATCTCCTTGATCATCGTATTGATTTTAATCAAGATGGTACTGGTGTGCTTTTGTGTAATTACCAGGGCGCCCTTGAAAGAGCGTTTTCTGACACCCGGGCGTATGACCTTTTAAAAGTAACGGAGGAAAACAAATTTCAAGAGCGCATCAATAGTCTGGAGGAGGCAGTTGAGGCAAGATCAGAAGAAGGCGAAAGTCTCGATGAAGACGATAAAGAGGCCAAGGAGAAGGTCCAAAAATCAATAACAGAACTTAAAGAAAGGGTTGAAAAATTAAAAAAGCCACTGAGAGCCCAAAAGTATGCCCAGATAATAAACAGACTTTATCTTCCCCGCTCCGGCGAAAGCAGAATTCGTATAATTGACTTAACGCCTGACCAAGTTGAGAAATTTGCAAGAGGAGAGGAGTTTAGTATCTCCACTACAGTGCCTACTTCAGACACCCCCACGACGCGCGCAGCAAGCGCCGCCACTGCTAGTGGGCTTGCAAGTTCGTTTGGCGCCACTGCTAGGAGGATGAATCTGGCAGACCCGAAGCCCTTGGCTAAAGGCAACACAAGAATGACCTATGTTTATTTTGGAGATCTTGTGCAGGTTGCAAAAGAAATTATAGAGTCTAACTTTGAAGAGACCGGCCAAGCCCAGAGGGAGGGGCTTGATGATTTTGAGGTCATTCTCGGGCCCCTCACATACAAGAAGAAGGTTGGTGATAAGTATGAATCGGGGATTATTAATCTGGCGGACGTTCCGATATCTTTGAAGTCTTTTGAGGTTTGGTTTGAGAGGAATATTAGAAAAAGGAATCTGGATTCATATTCTTTCATGAGCTTTCTGAATTCCACAACGTCCGAGCTAGTCCTCGCTGCGCTTGGGGAGTTCATGGGTGTTGATAAAAAACTAAAATTCAGAAATCGGGTAGGAATTCAAACTTTCTTGGCTAGTCCGCTCTCCTCGACGACTAAGACGATTGATCTAGATTCTGGCGACAGGTTGAAGTTAGTTAGGTCTCTCGACGGAAAGAAAGAAATAACGGGGTTGAAACCATACGTTGTGGTCTTTGCCTCGGTTGAGATACCCGTCTCCCGAGACCCAACCCTCGTTGGGAAAGACATGGAAGATGGTATTTACCAGTTTCATTTGGGGTCGGACCGCGGTATTTTAAAGTCAATCAATTTTTCTAAAACAGACATTCCTCACCTGCGGGCAGCCAGGATGACTTCGCAAGATGCAGAAGAAGGTCAGTTAAGGGACAAATACGACGCCACTATCAATTTGATTGGCTCTTCTTTCTTGTTTCGCCCCGGCCAAAAACTTTACCTTAACCCAACTTTGATTGGGTTTGGGAGTCTTAGGAGTCGTACGTCCACGGCCAGACTGCTTGGCCTGGGAGGTTATTACGATATAATAACAGTCACCTCAGAATTTGGTGTAGATAGGGGATACACAACCACTTTGAAGTGTGCTTGGCAGACCTTCGGCAAGACCGAGGACGCGTCGGAGGAGGCCTCCCCGACTGTTGTGGGCTTCCGCGAGGCCAGGGCGGCCGGCGGAGGGATGATGACAGTACCACTTGAAGTCGGGCATATGCCATTGGAGAGTTCTATCGATCCCGATGAGGACTTGATGTCCACGGATTATAGGATCGCCAGGCCGTTCAGAGACCGCATGGCAGATGTTGTCGAAGATGAAGGTGAATAATTATGGCAGAAATTTTGACAACCGCCACAAACGACCTTGGAACTGAAGAAACATTCATTCTTCGTAAGTTGTACAAGGATAAGGCATTTCCAACCACCGGCCCAAGGAGTTTGGATCTGTGGTATGACAAGCCCCTGTACGGCAAGATAGACAGGGTGGAGAATGCTGCAACACCAAAACCGTCAGTGATGACACAATTGCCATCGTTGAACGGCACCTACTTTGCTGTGAATTTTGTAACTGATGCTTTTGTCGCTATGAGTGATGCACTACGCAGAGGTGTCGCCTATGGCAATGTTGATACTCGTGGTTCTGTCTATGCACCCATGCAAATAACAAGAGCCGCAGAGAGTGCGACGAATACTTATTATCAATATTTGGAAATCCTTGATAAGACTTTTGTTGAAACCTACATCTTGGCAAAGAATAGGGCGGATGAGATAATGAACTTCGATTTGTATATGAAGAATTACCTGAGGTACTTGTATGAGAGAGTTCCTTTTGTGCCAATAAACAAGAGTTCTTTCGTGCTATCCAAGTATGCCATTCCGAACATCGGAGGTCTGATGATAGAGGTGGATATCGAAAGCCATGCTGACGACAAGACCAAAAAGCGCTCTTGGATAGATGATCCGAACTTCGAATTGATTCGCAAAACTGCGCAAGAGTATGGTTTTATGATAGACAAGAATGCGCCATGGCGCTTCGTCGCGGACTTATCCAGCCCCTTTATGCAAAAGTATGCAACTAGCTACGGAGTTCATTTTAAGCCCGGGTCTGCTTCGAATATATTTGACACACACTACGATCTTGTGTATAATAGTGACATAAATTTGTTGAAAAAGTTCTTCAAAGTTTCTTACGAGGCCTTTTATGACAGGTATCCGAGGTATACTAGGAAGACTACACAGTTTTGTAAAAATAGTCCAACAATCGATACACAATTATTACCGAGAGAAATGTTGGACGCACAACACTACAACAACAAGTATACTGATTCTTATTGGGTCCAAACTTATTTCAACCTAAGGCTCAGGGAGGTAGGAATTCCCTTGACAGAGCCTAGAAGAAAGGTTATGATTAGACAGATGCTCAAGCTACTTCCGACATTGGGGCAACGAGAAGTCGTCAAGAGGATAAACAAGAAGGTCATAGATCTAACCCCTAACCGATGGTGGTCCTGGGAACCGAATCTAACGGAAGAGCCCTGAGTATAAGAACGTATTAATGATTTTTCAATCCTTAGACGATAAAGGTGCCTGTGTGGGTGTGTATGTCGATGGCAAGTTGCACTTTGATAGCTTGCCCGAGGACCTTACACGCACTTGGGACTACGCGTCCTTCCTGAGAGATTGCGAAATTGAGTATGCTAGGCTGTATTGTAACGGCCAGACGCTTGATCAGGCGTGCCCAGAACATCTGCTGGACGGTTGGCATGAGAAAAGTGCCAAGTTAAAGGCTTTCCTGGTCTCCTTCAGGGAATCGAAGGTCTCTTTGAGCGACAATTGCTTCTTCGACCTTGTTCCACAGCGATTTTTGTTGGATTTTTGCGAAATCAAGAACGAAATAACGAAATATGTGCTGAAAACTTACGAAAAGCCCAAAAATTACGACTTTTTGAGGGATGTGAGCGCTATTTTGGCCCAAATCCGTCAAAATGAGCTTGATATTGATGAAGATGCCCTAAAAGATCGCCTATATGAGTTTAAAGTGCGTCAATTCGTCAATAAATTGACACGGACAAACAATTATATTGATTTTAACCTCTTCGGGACCAAAACAGGCCGACTTTCAACCAAGAAGAACAGTTTTCCCATCATGACGATGGATAAGACGTATAGAAAGATCCTGAAACCGAAGAATGATTGCTTTGTTGAGCTAGATTTCAATGCGGCAGAGTTGCGCACCCTCTTGGCCCTCTCGGGAATAGAACAGCCGCAAGAAGACTTACACGATTGGAACATCCAAAACGTTTTCCGAGGCATGGGGACCCGAGAGGAGGCGAAGAAGAGAGTCTTTGCGTGGTTGTACAATCCAGCAGCAAAAGATTGCCTATTGGATCGCACTTATGACCGTGAGTCGGTGGTGGAGAAGTATTTCACTGGCGATGAAGTGACAACCTTCTTTGGTAGGACGATTCCGTGCGACAAACACCACGCGTTGAATTATATTATTCAGAGCACAACAAGTGATTTATTGCTTAAACAAATGGTAAAAGTTGATAAAATACTAAAAGAAGTGCAAACATTTATTTCCTTTCCAATGCACGACAGTTTGGTTTTGGACATGTCGCTGGATGATCGCGGTTTGTTACACGAACTGGTATCGGTGTTCGCGTCGACCGAACTTGGCGAGTACAGAACAAATGTTAGCATTGGAAAGAACTTCGGAGAAATGAAAAGATATGAAGTATAACAAGCTCGTCAGAGACAAGATTCCAACAATTATTCGTAAATCGGGAAAGAAGTTCTCGATGCATGTTGCAACGGAACAAGAGTACGAAGAGGCTCTCTGGAGCAAGTTGGACGAGGAAATCGCCGAGTTCAAGAAAGATGTTTGCGAGGAAGAGGCGGCCGATGTTTTGGAGGTTGTGGATGCAATCGTTCAATTCTACGGTTACAGCTTGTATGATGTGGAGACCGCCAAGCAGATTAAGGCCGATAGCCGCGGCAGGTTTGAGGACCGCATTATTCTAGAAGAAGTGTTTGATAAATGAACGTAGTAGGTCTAGGTGGGGCAGGTTGTAGCTTGGCGTCTCGCTTCGGGGAGCACGAAGAATATAAGGTTTACAAAATCGATAGTAGTAACTATGAGGGTCAACTCAACTATTATCAACTTAAGGCAAGAGAGACCTTTAGGGAATACGAAGAAAACTCTCAGGATTTAACAGAGTATTTCAAGAACGTCAAAGATGAGGTGATGTTTGCTACTGCCGGCTCGGGCGATACGCCCGGGGCTTCTTTGTGGATCCTTGAGCACCTCAAGAGACGTCCGGTTAACGTTTTATACGTACGTCCCGATTTGGAATTGTTAGCACAGGCCGCCCGGGCCCAGGAGCGCGCCCTCCGCGGCGTGCTGCAAGAGTATGGTAGATCGGGCGTGTTTAAAAAGGTCTATTTAGTGGATAATACAGTTATTGAAAACTTTTTGGATGACATTTCTATTGCCAAATACTATGATTCACTAAACGACATTATTGTCTCTACCATGCACATGATTAACGTTTTTGACAATTCATCGCCAATAATTAGCACCACGCAAAAGCCGCTTGATGTCAACAGAATCGCGACTATCGGGGCGCTGAACTTCGAAACAGGCGAAGAAAACCTGTTTTACCCCCTTGACTTGGTGCGAGAAAAGACTTATTATTATGCTATCAACCGAAGCAAACTTGAAACGGACGGATCTCTCATTAAGAAGATAAAGAATCAGGTGAAATCAAAAATCACCGAACACACACGCGTCTCATACGCAGTCTATCCCTCAGACTACGAAGACGACTATGTCTTTTGCAAGGCATACACATCCAAAGTACAACTAGAAAATAATGAAAATAATCCTTGACAGTGGGGATTTTGTTTGATACACTGTATTCAGATGGTTGGGATATTGACCAACCATACTATAGCTAAGCGCACAAAGGAGGCAAAACATGGCTATTGATATGAGCAAGATGGCAGCTAAGAAGGCTGCAATTGAAAACCGCGGCAACGGAAAGGGCAACTTCTGGCGCCCGGACGATGGTGAAACCACCATTCGTATTCTACCCACCGCAGATGGTGACCCCTTTAAGGAGTTCTTTTTCCACTACAACGTTGGTAAGAACCCCGGGTTCCTTTCTCCGAAGAAGAACTTCGGCGAGGATGATCCGTTGGATTCGTTCGTTCGCCAACTCTTCAACGAGGGTGACGAGGAGTCCATCAAGATGGCCAAGAACCTCATGGCGCGCCAGCGCTTCTTCTCTCCCGTCATCGTTCGCGGAGAGGAGGACAAGGGTGTCCAGATCTGGGGCTACGGCAAGATGGTTTATCAGAACCTCTTGAACCTCGTCCTGAATCCGGATTACGGTGACATCACTGACCCTGAGAGTGGCACCGATTTGGTGATCCACTACGGTAAGCCTGCCGGCGCTCAGTTCCCGCAGACCAAGATCACCCCCCGTCGCAAGTCTTCTGCGCTTACAGAGGGCGATGGCCAGACCACCGAGTGGTTGGAATCCATCCCGGTGTTTGACGATCTCTTCGAGCGTAAGACGCCCGCTGAGGTGGGCCAAATGCTGGACGAGTTCCTCTCTACGGACGCGTCCGCTGAGGCTGCTTCGACCGAGACTACACAGTACAGCACCGGCCCGCAGGCCTCTGGTGGTGCTACTTCGGTAGACGATGCCTTCAACGAGTTGTTGGGGCAGTAATCGGTAATCCCCGCAGGGAGGCATGGGGTTATAGATGTCTCAACCTTTAAACTTTCAAAACAAGGAGATAAAGTGAGTTTACAAAGCAAGCTACGAGAGGCTAATTTGCCTGACGACAAGACACTTACACTAACTTATTCTGTTGGTGGGGATGTTATCCACGCCCGGGATGGGTATGTCGATGACGTTTTGGCTAATACTGATTTCGCTGATACTGTGGCTGGTGTAATTACCACACCCGGTTTCAGGAACGAGGCCCTGGAAGACCTGCGTGATCGTGGGGAACTGGATGGCTATGATCGTGACGGCTGGTTTGATGGGTACGTCGCAGAGGTTATTAGTGATAACATCTACGAGTTTGATTTCATTGACCGGACCGTGGAACAGTACGACTACAAGCGAGGGTTCTTGACTTTGGAGGCGAATATTCGTGCCACTGTCGCGGACATTATGGAGGCTCCCGATAACCTCTTTACCGGGTGGTCAACGAACGTAAAGACTAACGTTGGAACTTTGAGGATTGACGGATGACAAAAGCAGGGAAGGTCAGCATCGCAGAAATGCGAAAGTTGCTTAACAAGAAGGCAGGCGGCAGTGTCGCCTATAACCTAAACGAAGACAACCCAACAGATGTGAAGGAGTGGATCCCCACTGGTTCGCGTTGGCTTGATTCGATTATTTGCCGAGGTAAGTCTGCTGGCATTCCCATGGGGAAGATCGCAGAGATCGCCGGCTTGGAATCAACGGGTAAGTCCTACATGGCATCGCAGATCGCAGCCAACGCTCAAAAGATGGGCATTGATGTGGTCTATTTTGATTCTGAGTCGGCCCTAGACTCTTCTTTCCTGGAGAAGGCAGGCTGTGACGTTGATAGCGTCCTTTACGTTCAAGCCACGAGCGTAGAGTCCGTACTGGAATACGTTGAGGAACTCCTTGGGACTGGTAATCAGTTCCTCTTTATTTGGGACAGCCTCGCCTTTACTCCGAGCAAATCCGATATTGAGGGCGACTTTAACCCTCTTTCCAGTATGGCCGTGAAGCCGAGGATCTTATCCAAGGGTCTCTCCAAGTTGGTGCAACCAATCGCCAATAGTTCTTCAACGCTCTTGATTCTAAATCAGTTGAAGACAAACATTACCTCCAACATTGCGGAGGCGATGACCACGCCTTATTTCACCCCCGGCGGCAAGGCTCTTAACTACTCGTATTCATTACGTATTTGGCTCACAGGACGAAAGGCAAAGGCCAGTTTCATTACTGATGAGAATGGGTTCCGTGTCGGTTCGGAGGTTAAAGCCAAGATTGAGAAGTCTCGTTTCGGGACGCAGGGTCGAGTCTGTACCTTCAAGATTGTCTGGGGAGGCGAGGAAGTAGCAATCCGCGACGAGGAGTCGTGGTTTGAAGCAATCAAATCCTCCGAGCAATTGACAAACGCTGGTGCCTGGTTTAGCCTTCACTATGAGGATGGGAGTGTTGATAAGTTTCAGAAGGCCGGTTGGCTTGAGAAGCTTCAAGATGATAAGTTCCGCAAGCGTGTGCTCCAATTGATGGATGAGGAAGTCATCCTCAAGTTTGAGAGTAAGACTGGAAAGGCTGATGACTTCTATGCTCTTGAAGAGGAACAGGCTGAAACCGAGGCAACTGCTTAGAAATTTCTTGACTTTTTAGTCTTTTCTTGGTATTCTTGTTGTATGAAGATATCGAACAAGATTAGAAATTATCTCAACTTGGCCCGCCGCGTATCTCAACAAAGCGCCCACGATACCTTTAAGCACGGAGCCGTCCTAGTGAAGGGCGGCTCCGTTATTAATACAGCCTTCAACAAGGACCAACACAAGAGATTTGGGAACAGGTTTCGCAACGTGAAGGACTGTGGCCACGCCACTCATCACGCCGAACTAGGAGCCATTCTTGGTCTGGATCGCTCAATAACTACTGGAGCGACGATGTATGTTTGTAGAACAAATCGTATGGGAGAGTTCAGGATGTCCAAGCCGTGCGCTATGTGTGAGGAGGTTCTTCGCTTTTGTGGAGTGAAGAAGGTGGTATATACTGAGGGTGGAGAGAAGATTTCCAGGATTAAACTGTGATTCCTGCTCTATTTAAGGGGAAGAGAGGTTCTATGAATGAGCGACGACGATATAGGGTCCAGAAAGATTCCCGCTTTTTTAAGGAAAGTCTTCCTATCAAAGAGGGAACTGCGCCTTATTTTGGAGTTGCTACGCGCCTCCGTTGGTGACGAAGAACTACCCCCCTGGAAGCAGAAACTTATCAACAAGATAGACAACCATTTACAAAAAGCCAAGTCACACCGAAGGAAGAAGAGGGACGATGATTGTTAAACATCGGCGACCTTGTGAAAGCTGAGGAGTTCCTGAAGGTACCTTACGATCCTATCGAGGGCCTAGGCATTGTAGTCGATGTTGAACAGTGGGGTGGACATTACATTTGCGTGGTTTACTTCTTTGAGAACGCCGCGGTCAGGTGGCTTGAGGAAGAAGATCTAATCTTAGTTAACTCTATACAAGAAAAATAAAAAACATTATAATAAGGAAACATGAAAGCGAAAAGACTTCTCGTTCTTGATGCTGTGAATCAGTTTATCAGGGCGTACATCGTTGACCCTAGCCTGTCCTCAAACGGACAACCTATTGGTGGCTTGAAGGGTTTTTTGAAGATTACCAACCGTCTCGTAAGGGAGATTAAGCCAGACAAAATAGTTGTCTGCTGGGACGGTGCTGGTGGTTCTCAGAAGAGGAAGAGCACCAACAAGGGCTACAAGGAAGGCCGCAAGCCCATCCGCCTCAATCGCACCATCAGGAATCTCTCTGAGAACGAGGAGATCGCCAACAAGATCTGGCAACAGACGAGGCTGTTTGAATACCTCAATGAAATGCCGATGATTCAGTTTGTTTCGGATCACGTAGAGGCAGATGACATCATTTCTTATGTCGTCAACCATCCGGAGCACAAGGGCTGGCAGAAGGTCATCGTCAGTTCCGATAAGGATTTCATCCAACTACTGGACGATGAAACCGTCCTTTATCGCCCTATCCAAAAGGAAATGTTGAACAAGACGCGAGTTGTTGAGAAGTTTGGTATTCACCCCACCAACTTTGCTTTGGCTCGCGCCATCGCCGGCGACACCAGTGATAACTTGCCCGGGGTTGGCCGCGTCGGAATCCCTACCGTAGCCAAGCGTCTTTCGTTTTTGGCTGAGGAGAAGGACTATTCTATTGATGAGGTGATTGAGTATTGTGAGGGCGTTGAAAAGAAGGTGGGTGCGCACACGAACATTATTGAAGGCGAAAGTCTTATTCGTGAGAACTACAAGTTAATGCAGCTTTACGCACCATCAATCTCCATTCAACAAAAGCAGAACATTAACAGTGTTCTTGGAAGTTTTGTGCCGATGCTGAACAAGACGCAAGTGCGAAAGATGATGATTGAAGACGGCATCGGGGAAATTTCTTTGAACGATCTGTTCCAGAACTTTAAGAGGAATATTTCAGACTTCAATGCCAAGGCGTAAGCGATTCCAAAGAAACGCGTATCAAGACATACCTAAACTAGATTTACATTCTATGAGGCACGAAGACGTTAGAAGCGCCAGCATACGATTCATAGAGTCACACTGGGGTGACGAAACAGAGATTCACATTGTTACTGGCTTTTCAGAAAAGATGCGTGAAATTGTAATCAAAGTTCTTGGAGAATACGAGTTATCTTATGAGATTGGGAATAGTTATAATAAAGGCTTTATTTCCACTTGGGTTTAATTTTCAGAGGTAAAAAATAATAGTGATAGTTGGTTGCCCAGTTTGCCCTAATAGGAAGGAAGCAGATAGGACTGCCGAAATAAACCAGCTTTTAATTGAGCAACATAAGAAATTTAAAAAGCGTATTCTCGCTTTTGTTGTGTTGTTTTCGTTATTTGAAGTGGGCGCCCTCTACTCTTACAGGTGGGTAACTACACAAACAGAACGTCACTCTAGAGAAATTTGTTATCAATTAACGAACTCGGATAAAGTTGTTTATTACGATGATAAATGTTATTTGCCCAACATCGAAGGAAATCTAGATTTTGTTGTTGATCTGGGCCAGTTGGGTTACGAGAGGATGAGAATAAGGCTTTTGGACTGAAAGATGTTTCGCTGGTTAAAGAAGAAGTGGAACCACATTTCTCCACAACGTTTAAAAAAGACATTCAAGGAACACGGCTTAGCGTTCCTGGTTATCTTTTTGATCTGGGAAGTTATTGAGGACATAGGGTTTCCAATTCTTTTTTACTGGCTGGGGAACAATGTTAATCCCTGGTTTCATACTGCCACCCCCATCAGTTGGCTTTTGTGCTTACACGGGATTATGGTGCCCTTGACTTGGGCTGTTTGGGTGAGGATCAAAAAAAACACCTTGACTAAACAAGAAAATTAAGGTATAGTAGTAATACAAACTTTGGAGAGGCCGAGCGGTGCAGAAAAACAAGTCTTGCGAGTTTGTCGTAACCAAACTGGGTACCATTGTCGTCCCCAGGCCGCTTAGTGTTAGTTCTGGCATTGCGAGACACAAGTGGTTAAAAGCTTATTTCAAAAACGATGTTACGATCGCAAGCCCGGCTTATTGGAAGATGCTGTGCGCCCAGAATGAAGTCAAGACCCTCACTGAGGGACCACAGGGTTTCGAAGTTGTCTGACAAACAAAACTAAACTAGGAGTCAAGAATGTTGAAGAATGTGATTATGATTAGCGCACTGATGCTGAGCACCGCTCACGCAGACGAGGAGGGAGAGTGTGCCGGTGGCCTGTGTGGGACCCCTGAGGAATCCGGAGGGGGTGGAGGAGGCGGAGGAAGCGTTCTAATCGCCAATACCGACCAGGGCGACACTTATCAATACGCTGATGACTATGACGAGGATGGAGTGGAGGATGATTCGGACAACTGCCCATGGGCCTCGAACCCAGATCAGATGGACATAGACTCAGATGGGTGGGGAGATGCCTGCGACACTTGTCGAACCAGTTGGAATCCAAATCAATTTGATAGAGACGCTGACGGATTGGGTGATTATTGTGACGAGGACTTGGATAACGATTCGGTAAATAATCCTGACGATAATTGCTCCGATGTTAGTAATCCTAGCCAGATAGACACAGACGGGGATGGTTGGGGCGACGCCTGCGATTCCGATGATGATAACGATAGCGTTCCAGATATCACGGATGAGTGTCCGCTCCTGCATAGGCGCGACTATACCAGAAACATGCAATGTGTTACTGACCGTGACCGCGACGGGGTCAGCGACCACGTCGATAACTGTATTGCCGTATATAATTTCCACCAGATTGACTCCGATCGTGATGGAATAGGGGACGAGTGCGACTTTGACATGGATGGCAATGGAATTTCAGACGTATCTGAGTGGAGTCCGGACGATTATTGTGCGAACGGCCCCGCCGGCCTCGTCAATACCTCAGAGTGTGAGGAAGAGGTGGGAAAGACTGACATGGTGGGCTCTGGCGAGACCATGACGGGATGTAACGTAGTACTGCCGCTGGATGCCCCTCTTCCCGCTCTTTTGCGCCGCCGCTAAATAAATGTTTCAAGCCTTTTTAGAGGGATCGCTGCGCATACAGGTAGCGGCTGTAAGCTTTATCTTGGCAAAACTCACCTTTGTGATGACTGCTATTTGTATGGCAATCAGCGACACAGCGGCGACCGTATCAATGTCTGTGTATAGTCTGCTGGTTCTTAACGCAATCGTGCTATCTTTGTGGGAAGGCTTCAGCAAGCGTAAGAGGCCCTACGCAGAACTGGAAGAAGAGATCCGTATGTTGAAGAAAACTCTTGACACGATGTCCTAAATGAGGTATTATAATCACACAGTTCGGGAAAGTGGTGGAACGGCATACACAGGAGACTTAAAATCTCCCGCCCTTCGGGCTTGCGGGTTCGAGTCCCGCCTTTCCTACCGAGGAGTGTGCGATGAGTGAAGACACCGTGCCGAAGAAAAGGGAGATGGTGTTCCACCCAGAGCACTACAACAAGGGGATTGAAGTTATTGATTTCATCGAGTCTTGGGATTTAGATTTTAATGAGGGTAATGTAGTAAAGTATGTTACAAGGCACAAGCATAAAGACAAACCACTTGAAGACTTGAAAAAAGCACGATTTTACATAGACAGGCTTATCTCATTGAGAGAGGGGAGTGATGAATAAAGGATTTACTTGCGGCGCCTTTGACTTGCTTCACGCAGGCCACGTCCTGATGCTTCAAGAGGCGCGCTCTGTTTGTGACTATCTGATTGTCGGACTTCAAACGGATCCGACCATTGATAGGCCGGCCAAGAACAAGCCTGTTCAGAGTCTAGACGAGCGCCGCATCCAATTGCGAGCAGTTAGGCACGTGGATGAGGTTGTTGAGTACAGCACCGAGGAGGAATTGTACGAACTCCTCCGGTTCATCAATCCGGAAGTTCGCATTATAGGCGCCGACCATAAGGGTAAAGATTTTACTGGACACGACCTACCAATTAAGGTATACTTCAACAGTAGAGACCACGGTTGGTCAACGACAGAGTTAAGAGAAAGAATTTACCAGGGCGAGTTAGAGAAGATTAGGGCTAATGAGGAAAAGCAGTCACGAGAGTCTTTTGAACTCCTGGCTGCTTACGAAAATAACTAAGGAGGTTAGTATGTTTAAGACAAAAAATAGTAGAAGAGTGGTGGCGAACCTGTTGTGGGTACTCGTATCGTTTACGAGTCTTTGGGTCGCCACTGATGACGCTGCCGCAGCAGCAAAGTTCGTTTTGGGCCTGTACCTTGTTGGTGGGGCTTTCGCACTGTCGATGATTTCCATTGACGATTGGATTAGTAAAGGAGAAGAATAAATGAGTAACGTAGTGCACATTGAGCCTTATCAGGATGATGAGGAAGAGGGTGTTGTCCTTTCAAAGGAGGAGCACGTCAAGAACTATTTGAAGGACCTAGCGGAAACCGAGGCCGCTATGGAGCCCTTCAAGGAGCACAAGCGCGACATGCGCAAGTCTTACATTGAGGAGGGGTACCTCACCAAGGATGAGATTTGGGCCGCCGTCAAGGCTTATCGGATGATCAAGAACGAGAAGGACATGGATGCTCTTATCGACGCTTACGACCAAGTAAAGAAGATGATCCTGTGAACATTTTCGCCATTGAAAGCAATAACGATGGCGACGTTGATTGGGTCAAGTCTGCACAGTCGCTAGATAACTTGCGCGTCGTCAAGATGATTTTGGAGTCTTGTCAGATCCTTTCCACGGTCTTGAACGAGCAGGGGATCCAAGCACCCTATAAATCTTTTAATCCTAAACACCCATCGTGTTTATGGGCCGCTGAATCTTCAGCAAACTTTAGGGCGCTTGTTGTTCACTGCGCCGCGATGCTAGAGGAGTATACCGAGAGATTCGGTAAGACACATAAGTGCGATGCCGTGCTAGATCAGGTCGTCTCCTTGTATGACCGCGACAACTTTGATTGTCACTTTTCAACTCCGTTGAAGATGGCAATGCCTGATTATTTCAAAGGCGACAACATCGTGGAGTCATACCGTCGTTATTATGCCAACAAGAGTAATATGCGATACCCGAAGAGTAAGGTCCCCGACTGGTTTGTCAAGTATCGCGGAGATAAAGAATACCAAATTGTTGCTTGAGACAATTCGTAATCTGTTCTTGACTTTGTCAATCATCGGTGGTATTATAGTATTTGTGGTCGCAAACCTCAACTATTTGCCCAAGGAAGAAGACGAGAGCAAAGAAGAATAAGCAACTATTTATAGGACAATGATAATGAGAGAAATTATGGAAAGTTGGCGAAAGACCTTGATTACAGAGTCGGGGTTTCCTCGCATCGCCAACATGCTCATGGGCTCCGTCCCTAACGTCCATACAGTTGGATTCATCACCGCAGAGAACCCTGACGGCAACCAACTGAATCCACAAGAGAATCAAGAGCGTAACAAGCTTCTCCAAGAACGTCTGCGCGAGAGGAATCTGGGCTACATCAGGATCAAGGGAAAGTTCGGCAATCTTGAAAACTCTTTTCTTGTTCCCAACATCACAAAGTCCGAGATTATGAACCTTGGCAAGGACTTCGGACAAGAGTCTGTAATCTGGGGGATCAAGAGGGATGATGAATCAATGCGCTTTCAGTACATTGAAGGTTACAAGGTGGTCCAGGAAAGGGACGTTGCTCTTGTTGGTTCTGACGTCCAGGACCGTGAAGACTTCTACTCTCAGGAGAGGCACTCCTCTGGCCGCAAGTTCATCATCCCCTTCTTCGACGAAGATTACGAAATCGTTGAAGAGTCCAACCAGCCAGTTATCAACGGTGACATCAACGAAGAAGATGCTCTCGTAAGGGAGATTCGCATTCGCGAAGAAAAGTTACAAGTTGAAAACAAGACGCCGAAGTATTACTGGCACCACAGAGGAGTACTCAACTCCTTTCTTACAAAACTAAAGAAGAATTCAGACTAAAAAAGGAAAACAATGAAGAATCGAGGACAAAAGAAGAAGGTCCGACAGGGCTGCAGTGTGTTCACAAAGTGGGGCCGCCCCGGTCCCAAAGGTCAGTCCAAGCACTACAGGAAGAAGTATCGAGGTCAAGGAAAGTAATATGTAAAGTGCACTTTTCTCTTGACTTAGAGAAGGTACTTTGATATATTAGTAACATAAACGGGGTCGGGAGCGAGACAGTTGTCGGCCCCGTTTTCCGATACTGGCCCATAGCTCAAGGGTTAGAGCACCCGTCTTATAAGCGGGCGGTTCCGGGTTCAAGTCCCGGTGGGCCAACTTGGAAGTTGAAAATTTAATTGGTGCGCAAAGAACTTGGTGAGGTCTAGTTAATGGAGAAGGAAACACTTTTTATGGCGACACGAGCGGATCTTAAGGCAAGAGAGAAGCACAAGAGTTTTGTACAAAAGGTAGCTCTAGCAGAGGTTATTTGCGGAGAGGAAAGTGCTAGACTATTTGAAAAGGAGGGTGTAAAATACAAGTTCCTTGAGCTCGACGCAGAAGTGAAGCTGGTCATTATTCAACAAGAGCCCCCATTCAACACCAGGCTGACGCACACAATGGCCGTGCCGCTGAAGGAGAGGATCGCTTCAGAAGTTCATAAACGATGGCATGTGACCATTAAGGTCAAGAATAGTATCTGGGAAGGTAAGACGAAGACGGCGATGTCGTCAAGATAGTTGGGGAGTAAGCGCTCGTAGCTCAACCAGGCAGAGCACTGGGCTTTTAACCCATCGGTTGTAGGTTCGATTCCTACCGGGCGTACTTTTGAAAAACATGAATTCTGGCTTATAGAGAAGTGACCGAGAGGCCGAAGGTGCACGACTGGAAATCGTGTGTGCGTCAAAAGCGTACCGAGGGTTCGAATCCCTCCTTCTCTGCCGCAATCATACAATTAAGGAACCTTTAAAAGGGGCCGACTATTTAAGGGTGAAAAGGGGCCGTAGCTCAGTTGGGAGAGCGTCACGCTGGCAGCGTGAATGTCGTGGGTTCAAGTCCCTCCGGCTCCACCCTTTTTGTCCTTGACACATCTTTAAACTTGTGATACTTTATTCTAAGTAAAGATCTAAACTAAAACAGTCCAGACCTGTACAATACTAGTATTGACAAAGAGGGTTGATGAAACACGAAAAAGCAGATTTCTCAAAGTTCGGTAAGTCTTTCCAGGAGAAACTGGCCCACCTTATCCTGCAGGAGAGAGCCTTTTGTGACCAAATGCAAGAGGTCCTTTCTACCAGTTTTTTTGAATTAAAATACCTTCAAGCGTTTGTGCGTCGCATCTTTGAGTACAGAGACAAGTACGAGACGCACCCAACATACGAAATTATGGCTACAATCCTCCGTTCCCAAATGGAGGATGAGAGTGATGCCGTTTGTAAGCAAACCCGCGACTTCCTGGCCCGGGCCCTCTCCTCAAAGGAAATCAGGGAGGCAGAATACATTAAGGACGTGTCTCTTGACTTCTGTAAGAAGCAGAAGCTCAAGGAAGCGATGATTCAGTCCGTTGACCTCCTCCATCACTCGTCTTTTGATGAAATCAGCACAATCATCAACAACGCAATCAAGCTTGGATCCGATAACAATTTTGGGTATGAGTACATCGCTGACTTTGAGGACCGCTATGTTCCAAAGATGCGACACCCAGTCACAACAGGGTGGAAGCTTATTGACGACATCACCAATGGAGGTCTAGGCAACAGCGAGCTTGGCGTTGTGATCGCCCCAACTGGCGCAGGGAAGTCGATGGTCCTGGTCCACTTAGGCGCCCAGGCGATCAAGGAGGGCAAGACTGTTGTCCACTATACTCTGGAACTACAAGACATGTCCATCGGCCTGCGTTATGACAGTTGCTTAACTGGAGTACCAATCAACGATCTTCCAGTTTTCAAGGAAGAAGTATACGAAAAAGTGTCCAATTTCGGTGGCAGACTGATAATTAAAGAGTACCCGTCGAAAACGGCGAGTACGAATACGATTAAGACGCATCTGGAGAAGCTTAAGACACGAGGCATTGACGTTGACATGGTCATCGTCGATTATGCCGATCTTTTGCGTCCAAAGCGTGTAGAGAGGGAAAAGAGGCACGAATTGGAATCAATGTATGAAGAATTGCGCGGCCTTGCGCAAGAGTTTAAGTGCCTTTTCTGGACTGCCTCACAAACAAACCGCTCAGGACTCAACGCCGAAGTCATTACGATGGAGGCTATTAGCGAGGCGTTCAACAAGTGCTTTGTGGCCGACTTCATCTGCACCGTTTCTAGAACAATTGAAGATAAAACCGCCAATACCGGAAGAATGTTTGTTGCTAAAAACAGACAAGGGTATGATGGTATGATATATCCTATTTTTATGGATACGAGCAACGTAAAAATAAAAGTCTTTGAACCTACTAACGAAACAGTGGAAGAAATTAATGTTAAGGCTGCTGAAAAGCAGATGAGTAACATTAAAAAGAAGTACATGTCATGGAAGGAAGAAGGAAAGCAAGATGCACAACGAACAAGAAGTTAGGGCCGCGACTCTAAAATACTTTGACGGTGATGAATTGGCCACCAATGTGTGGATGACCAAGTACTGCCTAAAAGATCAGGAGGGCAATTTTATGGAATTGACCCCCGATGACATGCATCGTAGATTGGCCAGAGAATTTGCTCGTGTTGAAGATAAGTTTTCCAACCCTCTTGGTGAAGATGAAATTTATAACTTTTTGAAGGGCTTTGAGAGCATCGTTCCTCAGGGCTCGCCTATGTATGGAATAGGAAACGATTATGTCAATGTCTCTCTCTCTAATTGTGTTGTCGTTGATTCTCCTGCTGACAATGTTTCTTCAATTATTGACAGTGGCAAGGAATTGGCTAATCTATTCAAGCGCCGCTGCGGTGTTGGCTTGGATATTAGTAACTTACGGCCAGAAAATGCCCCTGTAAACAATGCTGCCCGCACCACCACCGGTGCTTGGAGTTTCGCAGACTTTTATTCATACGTTTGTCGTATGATTGGCCAAAATGGCCGTCGTGGCGCACTTATGATTTCTATGGATGTTCGCCATCCGGACATTGATAAATTTGTGACGATGAAGCACGATCTAACGAAGGTAACAGGGGCGAATGTTTCCGTCAAGATAAGCGACGACTTTATGAGGGCTGTTGAGAACGAGGAAACGTTCACTTTACAGTTCCCAATTGATTCTGATGAACCCACGCACACCCGTGAAATTGAAGCAACCGAGTTATGGACTCAAATTGTAGAATCTGCTACTCAAACTGCTGAGCCGGGTCTTCTGATGTGGGACAACATTACGAGCCGTCTGCCCGCAAACGAATACGATGGATTTAAGACTATCTGTGTGAATCCTTGTGCTGAGATTGCTCTTTCTGCCTATGACTCGTGCCGTTTAATTTCGGTAAATTTAAAAAACTTAGTCAAGAACCCCTTTACCAAGAAGGCTTCCTTTGATCTGAAGAAGTTCAGCGATGTAATTCGTGTTGCGACTAGGCTTTCTGACGACCTTGTTGAGTTGGAAAACGAGAAGCTCCTTAGGATCAAGGAAACTTGTGATACTGACGACGAAAAGGCGCTTTGGACGAAGATGATTGACGCCTGTATGAATGGCCGACGCACGGGCTTAGGCACCCACGGACTAGCCGACGCGATTGCTCGCCTGGACCTCTCTTACGACAGCGACGTCGCCATCGCTATTGTTGACGACATTTATCGTATTATGAAGGTCAGCGCTTACGAGGAGAGCGTCAAGATGGCCCAAGAGCGAGGCGCATTTCCCGTGTTTGACTGGGAGGTTGAGAAGGACAATTCTTTTATCAAGGATCTCCCACAAGTTCTACAAGCGAAGATTCGCGCTCACGGCAGAAGGAACATTTCTATCCTAACGAATGCTCCTACTGGTTCTGTATCGCTTCTTTCACAGACGAGCACCGGTATTGAGCCTGTATTTAGGAACTCTTACATTCGCCGTCGTAAGTTGTCGCATAACGAGCAGCACATTAAGGCTGATTTTGTAGATGATCTTGGAGATCGCTGGATGGAGTATGAAGTCTTCCATCACAACGTACAAGAATTTTTGGATACTCAGGGAAAGAAGAAAGTTCCAAACTTTTTCACAACCTCTGACCAAATTGATTGGGCGAAGCGAGTGGAGATCCAGGCCGCAATTCAGCAGCACATTGACCACTCCATTTCTTCAACGATTAATCTGCCTAAGGGTACTCTGCCCTCCTTGGTAGGAGAGCTATACTTGGAGGGATGGAAGAAGGGCTTGAAGGGCATCACTGTCTACGTTGACGGGTCGCGCACTGGCGTCCTGGTGACGAATGAGACATCTGAGGAACAGACCGAGGAATTTCCCCAGAGTTGCGCTCCAAAGCGTCCCCAAGAACTAGACTGCGACATCCACCACACCACAATTAAGGGTGAAAAGTGGGTTGTTTTGGTCGGACTTTTGGACGGCAAGCCATACGAGGTTCTAGGTGGTGAAGCGAGTTTGATTGAGATTCCCAAGAAGTACGACAAGGGGAAGTTGGCCAAGCATTGCTTCAAGACGAAAAATAACCGTTATGACCTTTCATTTGGCTATAATGGAGATACTATCCACATCAAGGATGTAGTCAAAGTCTTTGATAATCCTAACAATTCTGCGTTTACTCGAATGATTTCGCTTGGCCTTCGTCACGGCGCCAAAGTAAAGTTTATGGTGGAGCAACTTCAAAAGGACAAGGACTCTGACATGTTCAGTTTCGCTCGTTGTATCGCGAGAATCCTGAAAAACTACATTGAAGACGGGGAAGAGCCCAGCGACCGGGTCTGTACAGAGTGTAACGCGGAAGCGCTTCTTTATCAAGATGGGTGCATAACTTGTACTTCTTGTGGGTACGCTAAGTGTGGATGAGACTATTTAATGTAAGGCTGCGCCCAGCGCACTAACTTAGGAGACGATTATGCCTGTATCACCAAAAATTATTAAAAAGCACGAAGAGATGTTCTACCCTACCGTCCGCGTTAGAGCAAAGGGCTCTGGTGGTTCGGGTACCGTTGTCTATTCAGAGAAGCACGGAGACGAGTTTCACACCTATGTCATTACCAACCACCACGTAGTCGCAAAGTGTATTAAGGTTGAGAAAAGATGGAATCCAGTAAAGAAAAAGAAGATGGATACCGAGATCCTTGATACAGTATACGTGGAATATTTTAAATACAACAATTATTCACACTGTATTGGTAGTTTTGCTATTGAGGCGGACATCGTCGCCTATTCAGAGGTGGAAGGCGGCCAGGACTGGGCCCTCCTGCGTGTCCGCGACAAGGAGACCCGTGCTCCTTATGTCGCAAATCTGTTCCCAGAGAGCGACATCGAAAACATTCACATTTTTGATCCCTGCTATGCTGTCGGTGCGTCCTTAGGCCACGCCCCAATCGCCACAAGCGGTCACATTTGTTACATGGATGATGAGATCAGCCATTACCGCTATTGGATGTCGACTGCCCAGACTATTTTTGGAAACTCCGGAGGAGCCCTCTATCGTTACTCGGACGAGAGGAAGAAATACGAATACATTGGAATCCCTTCCAGGATCACAGTACAACCCATGGGCTTCAGCAGCGACCCCATCACGCACATGGGTTACTTCATTCCCATCGAGAGGGTTTACAACCTGCTCAGGGACAACGATTATCACTTTATTTTCGACAATAACATGACATTCGAAGAGTGCGCGCGCCTTCGTGGCGAAGAGGTACCCGAGGACGTCGATATCGCCGATGACGATGAGTGCGAGGACGAATAAAATTGCATAATTGCCAATTGCGTGATTAACAAATACCTCGTTTGGCGTTACAATTAGACCATATCGTTTTTGAATCACATTATTGGAGAAAATGGTGAATTTCAAGCCTGTTAACCGACACCTTCAAGTTGAGCTTATTCAACTTCCGAAGGATAAGAGTAAATCAAGCGTTTTACTTCCGGAGAATTATAATCCACGAAGCGAGCAATACAAGCTTTGCCGGGTGGTGGCCGTCGCTGATGACTGTGCTAAGCATTTTGTTAAAAAGACGCTAATTGCGGTCAATGCACCAATGATAGAGAAGGTCAGGATCTTGGACGAAGAAGTACACCTGATCCTTGAGAACCACGTTGTTGGCATTGTAAATGAATGACGAATCAAAGGAGATTTCAGTTGATCTTTACGGTGACGACATTGGAAAGGTTCAATTAATCCAGCATTATGGTGACGACAAGATGGTGGTCAACTCTGCCCGTGTAAGTTTCGGCAAGTATAAGGAAGAGTTGGATGAAAAAGATAAGAAATTAATAAAGTATCTTATTAAGAATCGCCACACATCTACTTTGGAGCATTGTGGGGCAACATTCAAGTTTGTCGTACCATTGTTCATCAGGAGTCAGCACCATAGGCACCGAACTTGGTCCTACAATGAGGTTTCCCGCAGGTACACTGATGAGAACCTTCAATTCTACGAGCCAGAGGCTTTTAGGACACAACACAAGTCTAACAGGCAGGCTTCAAATGAGGAAGAATTGATAAATCCCGAGCTGCCCGAGTATTATTATCTTTTGGCTAGCGAGAAGGTAAAAGCCCATCACGCGACTTCTGTATCTGTGTATGAAGAGTTGCTTGCTGCCGGTGTGTGTCGCGAACAAGCCCGTGGAGTCCTTCCGCAGAATCTCTACACGGAATATTACGGAACAGCCAACTTGTCTAATCTTCTCAAATTCATTGACCTACGTTTAGACGCTCACGCACAGTGGGAAATTCAAAGAGTTGCGCAAGCCTGCCTGGACATCGCCACAGAACTGTGGCCAACGACCGTCTCTGCGTATAGAGAGTTGCGAGGGCACGTATGACTCTGGCACAACTATTATGTATGTCTGTGATTTCCATCCAACTTCCAAATTCGGCAGTTGCGTGTGAACACATGGATTATCTTGTGGAACAGGCACAGAAGAACAAGGTAAGGTCGAGAGTTTTGGTGGCCCTGATAAATGAGGAGAGCAGGTGGAAGCCAGAAGCAGTCAGTAGAAGTGGTGCTTGTGGACTAACACAGGTACTGCCCAAGTACACAAGACCGAAAGTAACCTGTAACCAGTTGAAGGACCCCAGGAAGTCAATAGAGGTGGGGGCAAAGACGCTGGCGTTTTGGGTGTATGATTATGGTAAGGGAAGGTATAAGAGGGGCTTGTGCGGGTACAATGGTGGATACAGATGTAAGAAATTGAAGTCTTCCAAGAGGTACGCCAATAGAGTCCTTAAATTGGCGAAAAGAATAGAAAATAAAATTAAGTCAATTAAAGAATATCACAAGCTAATAAATTAACAAAGGAGAAATGATGATCGCAGATGTGGTGGTGGATTTACAGTATGGAGACTGTGGAAAGGGTAAAGTAACAAACCATTTGTGTAAGAACGGGGACTACACACATGTCATAAGGTACAATGGTGGTCAAAACGCTGGCCACACTATTTACCATAATGGACAAAAGCTCGTCACTCACCACGTACCTTGCGGAGTTTTGCACGGCGTCAAGTCTATTATTGGGCCTGGGTGCGTTGTTTATCCTGATCAGTTTTTCGCTGAAATCAAGGAACTCGAAGAAGCAGGAATACCCGCTAGACGATTTGTACGTATTGCACGCAATACACATGTCATCACACGAGACCACCTCCGTGAAGATGGAAGGGACACTGCTATCGGAACAACGAAACGAGGAAATGGGCCCGCCTATCGCGATAAGTACGCAAGAAAGGGAGTAAGAGCCGAAAACGTTGAAGTACTTCAAGAATTTATTGTCGATCTTTACGAAGAACTTCATGAAAGTGGCGAAGACGTGCGGATACTTTTTGAGGGCGCCCAGGGATTTGGACTGGACGTTGATTGGGGTGATTATCCTTTTGTTACTTCATCTCACTGCACGACTGCTTCAGCATTTCTTAACGGAGTACCCCCACGTTCTTTAAGAAACGTCTATGGCGTAGCGAAGATGTACGAAACCTACGTCGGGGCCAAGAAGTTCCAACCTAAGGACGCTATTTTCAATGCTATTCGTGACGCAGGCGAAGAATACGGTGCTACTACCGGTCGTCCAAGGCAATGTAATTGGATGGATTTAAATCTCCTCCAAAAGGCCTCTAACATCAATGGAGTAACAAACCTGATCATCAACAAGGTTGATGTCCTGGAAGAGGTTGGTGAATACCGCTTAATCCTAGATCAGCAAATTCTTGATTTTGATAATTCAAACGAAATGAAGGAATTTATTACTCAAAACATTAATGATGAGGTGGAGGTCGTTTTTAGTTCGAATAAAGAGGCCATCTAGAAGTATATTGAATAACCACATTTATAAGTTTGAAGGCGTTGTTATAGGGGGCAATACGGACGCTGTACGGTACAGTTACGAGAACAAGTATCCCCTTATTTTAAACCATTTGGAGAAGTCTCGTCCGTTTGATTTGGTTGAAGGCCACCAGAATTCCACAGCCCTGCGAGACAAACTACTAGCAGACTTGAGCTTGCGAGGACTCAGTATGTTCGCTGATAAGGTTTCCAACGTTCGTATTGAAGAAGATAATTTGGTTAAAGTTGTGACGCAGAACTCTCGCGTGTTCCGGGTACAATACGACAAGTTGTATGTCTTTGATGACCAAAACGTTGAAGGAATACAGGCTTCCTATCAAAAAGATACTTTGGGCTACAAGGTGTTAGACTGGTATGACATACCGTCTTGCGCTCCACACGATATAAAGAAACTTACCTCAGATGAAGACTTTGTGAGAGAAGTTCATTTTATTAATGACGAAGAGTACCTAAAAGATCGTAATTTAGTGGCCATTTCCTACTTTGGTCCCGAGGGAATTAAAGAAAACGAAGCGTTAGAGATCTATGTCCGGTACAAGGTGTTGGACATGATGAAAGAGGCTGGTATTCAGGGTCGCAAGAACGGCATAAATAAGGAAACAGGCGAACATTACCGTATTTCAATAAAACTAGCATACGACCGAAGAGAGATTATTGAAACAAAGGACTTGATTCCTGATGAATACGATGATATAATCATAAATCCGTATGGGTAAGGGACACGACCATCTAGTAGGCGTCATTCCTGTCGCTGGCTTTGAGGGGGACTTTGGTTTTCCTTGGCACGACTGCCTACAACCAATAGCGCAGAACTATCTCGCCATTGAGAGGTCTGTGGTGGAGTGTGCCTTTGCGGGAGCGGATACAATTTGGATTGTTTGTAATGATGACATGCAGCCCCTCATCCGACATCGGATCGGTGACTACGTCCAGGATCCTGTGTGGCTCTATAGGGCATTTGATAGAAACGCTTTTGAGAACCAAAGGTCGATCCCCATTTACTATGTCCCCATCCACCCAAAGTATCGTGATAAGATAGATTGTTACGGGTGGAGCGTGATGCAAGGCGCCCTTATGGCGTGGTGGGTTGCTCATCGTATAAGCAAGTGGGCCGTCCCCAAGAAATACTATGTTTCTTACCCTTATGGCGTGTATGACCCCAAGATTCTGCGCCCCCATCGCAGGGACATTTCAGGCAAGGACTTATTTTGCTTGTCCTATGAAGGAAAGACTTTTAAGGACGGAGAATACCTTGGTTTTTCTTTCCGTGAGGAAGAATACAAAACAATCCTCAGAACAATGAAAAGTGGCACCGGCACGTTTGACCCGGAGACGTATGTTTATAATGAAAATTACGACAAGCTCCCATTAGAAGAAAGAAATTCAGCCCGAAAATTTTCTCTTGACAAGGTCTATGAATCTGTTATAATGGATGGAGCAAAAGAGGTGGAATTGCCGTGGTATTACCGAATAGACAGTTGGGACAACTTGACCAACTTTTTAGGCTCGGAAGAGGCGAATTTACTTGCGCGGCCATCTAAAAAGATGCTATACTATAGAGAACTTAACCCAATAGGAATCGATGACGAAGAAGAATAAATCAAATGCGCGCACATCGTGCTTTGAGTGCGGTTCGCGCGATGACTTGCATGATCATCATGTGGTGCCCCGAAGCTTAGGAGGTAAAAGGACAGTCTCCCTCTGTCAAGATTGCCATTGGGCGGTACATAGCAAAGGTTCAGGACCGTCGATCAGGAAATTGACAAAGCAGGCCTTGGCGCAAAAGCAGGCTCGTGGAGAGTGGGTGGGAGGTGCTCCGTTTGGCTACAAGGTTGAAAACGGGAAGCTGGCGAAGGGGGATAAGTGGTTTATGGCTTCAACCGTCGTGGATTATCGCAACTCTGGTTGGAAGCTGCGTGAAATCGTGGAGAGAATGGAAACGATGTTTCCCGGAGAGAAGTGGAGCATTACCAAGGTGAGCCGCATCCTAAGTCGCGAAGGTGTAACTAAGTCGCGAAGGCTTAAAAGGTAAGTATTGGAATGAGCAAGAAGAGAATTAAATCACACGTCAAGTTCGTGGGCCTGCATGCCCACTCGAATGCGAGCATTTTCGACGGCCTCGGTTATCCCGGTGAGCACATGGATTATGCTTGGGAGACCGGTCAGGATGCTTTGGCACTCACGGACCACGGAAACGCCAACGGGCTAGTCTATCAAGCCCAGCACGCCAAGAAGATGCAGAAGGACGGCAAGGACTTTAAGCCGATCTTCGGTTGCGAAGCCTACTTCCTTCCCTCCATTTCAAAGTGGAAGCAGGAGGTTGAGGCTCTAAAGGAGAAGCGTAACGAGGAGATCGGGACTTTCGTTGAAGAGGAAACTCGCGGCGAGAAGAAGGACTTGCTACGCCGTCGTAGCCACTTGATTCTCTTGGCCCAAAACCAAACCGGGCTTAATAATCTTTTTAAGTTGGTTTCGGAAAGTTTCAAGGAAGGTAACTTCTATCGCTATCCGCGTATGGATTATCGCCTTCTTAAAGAGTATGGTGAAGGCATCATTGCGAGTAGTGCCTGTCTTGGCGGCGTATACGCTCAAGATTATTGGAGAAATCGCGACGACGGCCCCGATGCCGTTATGCAAGCGATGTATAAGACCACACAGCAAATGCAGGAGGTCTTCGGCGATCGTTGGTACGGCGAGATTCAATGGAATCGCATCCCCGAGCAGCACGAACTAAACCAATACATCATTAAGACGTGTCAAAAAATGGGCGTCGATCTCATTTCGACGGCCGATAGCCATTTCCCGTCGCAAGACACGTTCAAGGACCGCGAACTTTATCGTCGGCTTGGTTGGATTGGGAAGGCTCGTCGGCCCGAGTGGCTCGACATTGACCTCCCCGCGTCTCTTGATGACATGGACTACGAACTCTACCCAAAGAATGGCGATGCTATGTGGGAGTCCTACAAGAGGTTCGCCAGCGAGTTGAATGTCTCTTATAACGATGACTTGGTGATGGATTCTATTGTTCGCACACACCAAATCGCCCACGATCGGGTGGAATCGTTCTTCCCCGACACGGAGGTTCGCCTTCCTGACTTTGTTGTGCCGGATGGCGTGAGTGCTGACCAAGCGCTTGTCCAGTATTGTGTTGATGGCCTGAAAGCCAATGGCCTGGAAGACAACAAGGAGTATGTTGATCGCTTGAAGGGCGAAATCAAGGTAATCCAGAAGCGTGGGTTCTCCAAGTATTTCCTAACAATGAAGGCGATTGCTGATAGGGCCGTTCAGGACCAACTTGTTGGGGCTGGGCGTGGAAGCGCTGCTGGTTCGCTGATTTCGTATGTCATGGGGATTACGCAAGTTGATCCTTTGAAGTATAAGCTTCAATTTTCGCGATTCCTGACGGAAGAAGGTGCGGGATACCCGGATATTGACTACGACGTAAGCGACCCGATGTCTTTGAAGGAGGATCTGATTCAGGAGTGGGGCGACACGACTGTTGTTCCCATTTCTAACTGGAATACTCTTCAACTTCGCAGCCTTATTAAGGACATTTCAAAGTTCTACGACATTCCCTTTACGGAGGTCAATTTCGTAACTGGCCGAATGCTCTATGAGGCAACACCGGAGGCCAAGAAGGCACACGGCATCAAGGCTGGTGTCTATACGCCTACTTTTGAAGAAGTGATGTTGTATAGTAAGTCGCTTCAAGACTTCCTCAGGAAGTATCCGCAAGTCAAGACTCACATTAATGTTCTTTACGGACAGATTCGGTCTTGTTCTAGGCACGCTGGTGGGGTGGTGATTGGCGAGGATCTTGATACCCGTATGCCGCTCATTAACAGCAAGGGTGTTAGGCAAACTCCTTGGACGGAGGGTCAAAACGTCAGGCATTTGGAGCCAATGGGCTTTATTAAGTTTGACATTCTTGGCCTCGCATCACTTCGTATGATGGAGGGAGCAATCCGTCACATTTTGAAGCGCCACGAAGGCATCGCAGATCCCACATTTGACGATGTGCGTGAGTTTTATAATAAGAATCTCCACCCGGAGGTGATTGACTTTAACGATCAAGATGTCTATGAAAACATCTTTCACGATGGAAGTTGGGCTGGAATCTTTCAATTCACCGAAAGTGGTGCGCAAAAACTATGCCAACGGGTAATGCCGACGAACTTGGTTGATTTGGCTGCTATCACCTCCATCTACCGACCTGGGCCGTTGAGTGCGGGCGTAGATAAGAGTTATGTGGAAGCCCGTCGCGACCCTGATAGTGTTGAATACCCCCATCAAGTCTTTAAGGACATAACCAAAGACACTGCTGGCTTCTTGATCTTCCAAGAGCAGATTGCTGAGTTGGCCCACAAGTTGGGTCGCAACATTTCTTTGGACGAGGGCAACAAACTTCGCAAGTTGCTGACCAAGAAGGGTGTTGCGGAGGTGGAGAAGGAAAAGAATAAGATTAAGAAGAAGTTCATTGACGGTTGCGAACAAAAGAAGATTGATTACGCAACATCCCAACAGATTTGGGACCTGTTTGAATACTTCTCTGGCTACGGCTTCAACAAATGTTTGTCTTTTTCTGAAAAGGTTACTATTTATAATAAAGACAAGGGAAAGGTTGCTGATAAGCAAATTGGCGACGTTGTAGTAGGAGACATTGTCCGCTCCCGAGACGAAGACACCGGTGAAGACATCTTCATTCCGGTCGAGCAAGTTCATCACAACGGAGTGAAAAAGGTTTTCGAATTTACCCTTGATGATGGGAGAAAAGTAAGATGCACGATGGACCACAAGTTCAGGACGAAGTGCGGTCAGATGCTGCCGATCAAGGAGATCTTGGAGAGAGAGTTAGAGATTGTATAGTATGTGGCTATGAACCTCCGTCAATGGCCTCTTTTCACCTCCATCGGAGAAACTGCGAGAAATGTTCCTCGAAAGCCTTGGAGATTGGTGATTTTGTAAAGTGCCCCTACTGCGAGTATGCATCGGCTTCTCTTTACAGTCATTTAAACAAACTTCACCAAATCAACAAACGGAGAGCAAAGGAATTGGGGATTGAGGCGTGCTCTCTGAATTACAAGAGGCGACAGCGACGCGCCGTTTCCGCAAGCATTATGGCTTCTCCGGAAGAGCGCCAGCGCCGTGCGCGCTTGCTTGGAGAATTAAACAAGACCAAGGGATTTAGGGAGAGAGCATCGCGAACAGCGATTAAGACTTCTGCAAGAAAGGACATACAAGAGCAGCGCGCCGAACAACTGGCCAAATGGAGGAGGGAGAACCCTGGGAAATTCCGAAAACGATGCACCGAAAGGATGCTGGCGGCGCCAAAACAATGGAAGAAGACAAAGCCGGAAAAGTTCTTGTTAGAATGGCTGGAAGAAGAGTATTCAGGTGTTTTTGAGTGGGGAAAGATGTTGCGCTCCGTTCGATTTGAAGAGGCCGGCCACAGCGACAGGAAACAAATTGATTTTCGCTCCAAAGATCGCCTTATCTACATTGAAGTAGATGGACCCTTCCATTTTGAGAACCTGGGAAGAGAAGAAAAAGTAGGCAGCATTAGGATTGAAGAAAGCATTGCAAGAACGCGCAGTCGCGATAAACTTGTTGAGCAGATTGTTGTTGGTAAAAACAAGTGTTTGATAAGAGTCGGATACGTGTGCTGGGCTAATTCGACTGGCAGAATTAGGCAGGAAGTTCTTGACAAAATTAGAGAAATAGTAGATAATAAACAAACTGGCGTATTCAAATTGGGAGAATGTTATGGCGAAGATAATTGCCTTTGAAGAAGTAGGGGAAATGGATGTTTGCGATCTAGAAGTCGCACACAAAGACCACCAATTTTACTTGGCGAATGGGATGCTGACGAGCAATAGTCACGCCATTTCTTATTCAATGCTGTCGTTCCAGTGTGCTTGGTTGTTTAACTCTTATCCTGCTGAATGGATGGCGGCTTTCTTGGATAAGGAGCCTGAGGGAAGGAAGGAGAAGGCCATTAACTTGGCGCGGAAGTACGGGTTTGAGCTACAACCGCTTGACGTCAATTCCTCAGGAAGAGTTTGGGAGATTGCGTCCGACAACAAGACGCTCATTCAGCCTCTCACTTCAATCAAGGGCTTGGGTGATGCCGCAATTGATCAAATCATTGCGAATAGGCCTTTCAACACTGTTGAAGAATTTATCTTTAATGAGGGTATTGTTTATAGTAAACTGAATAAGAAGGCTTTGGACGCATTGACGAGAGCAGGCGCCTTGTCCTCTCTCATCGACGAGAGGTTTAGTGGGGCGAAGCATTTTTGGACTGCCGTAGCGGTTGATCGTCCAAGAAAGGAAAAGAACCTCACTGAAAACATCAAGAAGTATGCGAGCGAAGGAGAGTTTACAGACGAGGAGAAGATCCAGTATCTTGTTGATTTGACTGGGGTTTTTCCCTTTGAGTTGGTGATGGACGAACACATTCTCCGCAAGTTGGAAGAACACATGGTTCCTCCGCTTGGCGAGTGGGACGATAACTTGGGGGTTGCCTGGTTTATCCCGAGAGAGGTGATTCAGAAGAAGACGAGGAATGGAAAGAACTTCTTGATTATCAAGACTATTGATTCAACGAGTAGCGCTGAGACTATTAAGTGCTGGAATGCCAATTTGGCGAGAGATAAGATTATTTTGAACCACCCCTACATGGCTAAGCTGGATTACAGCGACCAATGGGGATTTAGTACGCGATCTATTAGACACACATTTAGGATGTTGGGATGAACAACAAGGTAGTAATCGTAGAAGGTTTGATTGGGGCCGGCAAGAGTTCTCTTTCGAGGGAACTTGGTGAGGCTCTTGGCGAAAACACCCTCACCCTGATGGAGCCGGATGAGAAGGACAATGCTAATCCTTACCTCGCCTCCTTCTATCAGAACCAGGAGAGGTGGGCGTTCACAATGCAAGTTCATTTGCTTCAAGCACGCTATATGATGCACTTACAGGCTCAGTGGTATGCGATGAACAAACAAGGTCACGCCGTTCTTGACCGAAGTTACTTTGGCGATACCTCGTTTGCGCGCCTACAAGTCAAGACTGGTGCGATGAGTGAGAATGAGTTTGAGACTTACCGTAGTATCTATCACGCTATGACTGCGAGCGTCCTGCTACCTAGCGTATGTGTGCGTCTCGTGGTGAGCCCAGAGGTCGCAGCGGAGAGGATCCGTCGCAGGATGGAGTCGCAGACCGGCCGCAAGTGTGAGAATGTTATTGACATCAATTACTTGCGAGAGTTAGATCGAGAAATTAATCACATGGTTGGTGTGCTAACTGGACAAGGGGTACACACCATTCACGTTCCGTGGGATGCTGACCGAGGAACGACCGAGGCAAGAAAGGACGCAGTAAATGAGATTGCTGCGCAGATTGTAGAAACACAACAAAAAGATTTGTTTTTGGACCTTCATAGGAGAACATTGTAATGAGAGTTTATAGGATTAGAGAAAACGCAAGACTACCACACCGAGCCCACCCGACTGATGCGGGGATGGACTTGTTTTACTGTCCAGATGGGAAGGAGACGGATCGTGGTATCACCATCCACCCCGGTGAGACGAGGTTAGTCCCGACAGGAATTAAAGTGGAGGTGCCAGACAACCACATGCTAGAGGTCAAGAACAAGTCAGGCATTGCCTTTAGGCAGCAGCTTGTGGTTGGTGCATGCGTGGTCGATGCCGGGTATGACGGAGAAGTGTTCGTCAATTTGCACAATATTGGAACGACCTGCCGCCGAGTCGAGATAAACCAGAAAGTCGCCCAGGCTGTTTTAGTTCCGATCATCACCTGCGAGATCGAAGAGGTGACGGAGGATTGTTTGAACCAGAAGACTGAAAGAGGGGACGGCGGCTTTGGGTCAACGGGATTACGATGAACTTAGGAAGAAGGATAAGACGCCGGAAGGCTAGAGAGCAGGAGAAGGACGCTATTAAAAGAATGTCTAAACAGTTGGAACACATGCAGAACATGCCCTCCAATTGTACGGTTTGTGACGCTCCCTTTGAGCGAACTCGCGAGACAGTTAATAGTTGGAGAGTGGAGTGTGATTTTGAGACTGGAAACATTCGCCTCCTATGCCCCGAACACGGCCCGGAGGAACAACAATGACCATACCAGCACTCACTTATGACGATGTTTTGCTCGTCCCAAAGTACAGCGAGATTAAGAGTCGCACAGAGATAAACATTGGGAATGATTTGGACGACTTTATTCGTCTGAGCCTGCCTATTATCGCTAGCCCGATGGATACGGTATGTGGTTCCAGAATGGCGACTGCTATGTCGGATGCTGGTGGCCTAGGTATCATACACCGATACAATACCGTACAGGAACAGGCAGAGTTAGTCAAGAATGCTAGGGAAAATGCTACTGCCCCTTTCCACATTGGGGCAGCGGTCGGTGTTACAGGGGATTACATTCTACGAGCCAAGGCCTTGGTGGAGGCAGGAGCCGAAGTCATTTGTATTGATGTAGCGCACGGCCATCACGTGATGGTGCGTGACGCTATTGAGTCCTTGAAGAAAGAGTTTCAAGGAAACGTACATCTGATGGCCGGCAACGTGGCCACGGTAGATGCTTATCGGGCTCTTAGTGAGTGGGGTGCCGATAGTGTTCGTGTCGGAATCGGTGGAGGTAGCATCTGTTCTACGCGCCTCCAAACAGGGCACGGCGTTCCCAACATCACAGCCATTGCTGAGTGTGCCGCACTGGAATACGATGTCCCCATCATAGCCGATGGAGGGATCAAGAACTCAGGCGACATTGTTAAGGCCTTGGCTGCTGGTGCCGACTTTGCTATGGTTGGTTCGCTGCTGGCTGGTACAGAGGAGGCGCCTGGCGAGTATGTTAGGGTGAATGGGCACCAACAAAAGGTGTATCGTGGGATGGCTTCCTCTGAGGCTCAGACTGAATGGCGGGGAAGTTGTACTTTTGCTGAGGGTGTCTCAACAACAGTCCCGTGCGTAGGTGCGGCTTCTGGTATTTTGGAGGGTCTCCGAGCCGGCATTCTGTCGGGCTTCTCTTACAGTGGGGCGGCTACAATTCAGCAATTGTGGATGAAGTCGGAACTGATCCGTCAGACGGCCGCTGGCCAGTTTGAGAGTTCAACGCACATCTTGGATAGACGGTGAATAGATACCCTGAGGACCATAAGAATTTAACCTTCGTAATTGAAGAGAAGAAGCACGTAGATCTTCGTATCCGTCTTCGGCACGATGATCTTTCGCAGGTTAAGTTTTTTAAGGCGATGGTCGATGGGTATTTAGAGAACAATGATTTAATTCTTCAATACATCAAAGATTATAAAGAGAAGAATAAGATTCAGAGTCGTATTAAGAGAGAGAAGACATTAAAGTTAATTGAAAAAGGAAAGGAAGAGGCTCATAAATTCGCCTTTTCCGACGATGAATTAGAAAATATATTTGATTTAATAGAATCAGGAGAAGATACATTTTGAGAGAATGCGCAAAGACGTGCGTAAAGCACGAAGTTAGTTGTCCGAACGAAGAGTGTCGTTTATGGATAGAGTTTGAGGAAGATTTAAATTGTACCGACATTGCCGTCGCGAAACACGGCCGAATGACATTACGACAAGTCTCGGAAAGACTAGGCATAAGTTTCGTCCGCGTCAAGCAGATTGAGGATTCTTTAAAGGTTAAGATGAGGAAGAGATTGAAGAATCAGGGCATAATAAATAACGGCCGTTTAGACTAACTTAGACTACTTATAAATGACAACTTGCTATTGTTTTAAGGAGAAATAACACATGAGCAGCCGCAAATCACCACTACTTTCCGAGGGCACCGTTCGACGCTTTATGAAGCTCGCTACCCTGGATAACCTCACGGAGAATTTTGTTGATACTCTGGATGAAGAAGAGGAAGAGGTTGACCCCCTAGCGGCTCTCGCTGATGAAGCCCCGGAAGTCGACGATCTCGAAGCCACCGGTGACGTTGCTCCCCTGGAAGTCGAGGGTCCTGCTGTTGATGTAGATCCTGAGACCGTCGAGGCGCTCGTCGGCGCCATTGCCGATGCTATCGGTGATGTGACTGGCGTAGATGTCAGTGTTGAGGGCGGCGAGCCCCCCGCCGAGGAAGTTCCAATGGACGCCGGCGCCGAACTTGAGGCTGAGCTTGGCTCTGATGTTGAGCCTCTCGAAGGGGCCGACGAGTTGGAAGAGGGCGATTATGCCGCCAAGCAAGAGGACGACGACCTAGAGGAAGGTCGCCAGATCCCCGCAGATCTCGTCGAGGAACTGACTCGTCGCGTCGCTGCCCGTCTTGTCCGCGAAGCAAAAAAGTAAGATAATTTCATTTTTTACTTGACGACCCACCCTCTCTGTGTTATTCTTTAGAACATGGAGATTAGCACACAACTTGTTCATAGCCTTCTATGGTTCGTAGGGGGCGCAGTCACTTACAAATTCCTACACAATCTGATTAATTTTGGTCAAATGAACATCGTGTTTGATGAACTAAATAAGCGCATCATTACGCTCGCTTATAGCATGAACACTGATATCGAGTTTCTTTGCAAGAAGAAGTATGAATATCTTGAAGAAGCTGGAATGACCAAGAAGGAGATTGATTTCGTAAGGTCGGTCGATGATCGCACGCTACATACCTGGCGACAAAATGTAATCCGGCAATTCTTTGCCTCCTATCCGCGACAAATGCACGGCCTTTTGCCGTTTAGCGATTGGGCAAGTGCTCAGAGATACGTGCTTGGATCGTTCGACGAGGAGAATAGGCAATAATGATACTATATAAGAGTATAGGTGATAAAATGATTGAAGCATACGCCTGGAAGGATTCGCGAGAAGAAGAGGAATCAGCCTACAAGGTTCAATTGGAACTGATTGGCATCCCAAAGAGAAAACAAAACAAGATCATCAAGTTGTTTCAGGATTGGAAGCAGTTTGTCGAGGGAGGCTCCCCGAAGAATAAGAGAGTTATTCTCGGCTACCGCAAGGAGTTCGGTTCTGAAAGAGAGTGGAATGCGTGGGTAAGAGAGTTCCCTCATACGTTCTATCAGTTGAAGAAGAACGGCACTTTTCGTCTAATCAAGAAAGGAAACTAAATGAAATCCAGAAAATGTGTCTCGGGCCACTGCCATCACTGCGCAGAGCCCGATCCAGAGGAGGACTTTTCGCTTCCTCCTATCATCATCCCCCCGGGACCTCCACAGATCCGCACTATCGGCCTCTATGGAGACATTGGTCCTGAAAAGGGTATGGAGACGGTCTATTCTCTTTTTGCGATGAGAGAGACCGGCAGAGAAATTGATCCGGAGACCGAAGAGGAGTTCATTGAACCGATTGAATTCATCATCTGCACAGGTGGTGGATCTGCGGCCGATATGTTCGCGATCTACGACTCAATGCGCGTGGTCAGAGAGGACTGTGAAATCGGCACTCTCGGCCTAGGCGAGGTGATGTCTGCCGGCGTGCTACTTCTGGCTTCCGGAACTAAGGGACGCCGGCGCATCGGCGCCAATTGTCGTCTGATGCTCCACAGCGTCTCAGCAGGTCATCACGGCTCCATTTATAGTTTGGAGAATGAGTTTGATGAGTTCAAATGGATGCAGGATAGATACTTCGCAGCCCTGGCGAGAGAGAGCAAGTTGAAGAAGAGGCAGATAAAGAAGATTCTAGACCAGAAGATGAACGTCTATTTTGACGCTGAGCAGGCTTTAAAGTATGGGATTGTGGACGAAATTATTTAGTTGTTTAAAAATGAAGTTCGTAGATATTATTAAATACAACCAAAAATCAGCGGAGAAGAACGGCTGGGATCCATCCTGGTTCGGGGTCGACACTTTTGACTCTGAACTGGTGCGACAGGTTAAGATTTTCCAGAATCAGCACAAGTTGGCTGTGGATGGTTTGGTAGGCCCAACTACATACAGAAGGGCTATGACCAAGCGCGAATCAGAAGACATTGAGGTGGTGGAGACACCTGCCCCAGAGACGGTGACTGTTGATCACATCGTTTGTGATGGCGTCCAAGTCCCCATCAACTGTAATGTTGTGACGATGACCGAGGAGGGTGCTCTTGTGCTCCCCGAGGCGTGTTACAAACAGGCTCCCGCCGGCCGCACACCGACGATGATTGTAACCCATTGGGATGCTGCGTTATCAGCACATTCTTGTTTTAAGATTTTGAAGAAGAGAGAAATCTCTTCCCACTTTGTGATTGATAATGACGGCACCATCTACCAGATGATGGACACCAACGACATTGCGTGGCACGCCCGCGGAGCCAATAACATCAGTATTGGGATAGATTTCAGCAACGCCTATTATGCGAAGTACCAGAAGTGGTATACCAGAAAGGGCTTTGGGCGACGACCCATCCTTGATGAGTCCTACACCCACGGACGCAAGCACCCTCCGCACCTAGGGTACTACCCAAAGCAATTGGAGGCGTATCAAGAATTGTTGCGTGTTTTATGCGCGCATTACAACATTCCCGTTGCTTGTCCGCGAGATTCCAAGGGCGACTACATTACGCGATACCACGTAGATTCGGCGAAGGGGCTC